CTCCATTCTTGGCTTTTTCACCGTCGTATTGACGACTTTGTACCTTTTTTCTGACATTGTGTTCTCCTGTCTAAACTTTTGTGTCTCTCCATAAAACAGAGGGCCCTTGGTAAGACCCTCCGTCATTCAATTCTTAATTAGGGTGCAACCGGAATTGGGTTAGGCACATCCAACTCAATCTTGGCGATTGACTTGATGTTACCGAAACCTTCGGCGATGTACTCCCAAGTCTTCCAAACCACAAGATCAGCTTCTTTCTTGATCCAGAACTTCACATCGTTGAGGATGAAAAAGTTCCCAAGGTAAGCAGGATCGGTGAAAGCCCAAATTTCCCCAGGCAAGACGATGTCATGCTTGTTTGTCACCACAAGCTTGCGCTTGAGGATAGTAGGATACTTGTAGCCATTCACTGTGATTTCGGAAGCCAAAGGCGAACCGATTTCAGTGGCTGGTTGGATCAGGTAATCGTCGTAATCAACGGTGTTCATCAAAACGGTACCAACAGCGAGCTCGTCGAAGTCGATCATTTTGAATAGCGACGTCAATTCTTTACGATCAGCGGCCGTAGCCGTTGAAACGATACGCTTACCAGTGATAGAGATAGCCGCTTCGGCGTACTCGACGAATTTCTCGTCTTCCACACGTTGGATATCTTTTACACTGTTCTCCTCGATCACTTTCGTGATGGGGTAGTCGTAAGCCAACAATTCACCTTCACTCTTTACGAACTTCTCACTTTCGATTTTGAAGAACGGAAGAGCATATCGCTTACCAGAGACATAACGCTCGTCAGCCTCAGCAGCGAAGTTTACAGCCATCGCTTTGGACTCATGCTCGATGTCCACGATTTTGATCAACGTGTCGTGATCAGTGGATCGTGTGCAATCAGCACGGGTCACAGACTCAGGAGGAAGGATTCGACGGGCGAAACCAATCTCACGAATCTTAGCGCGAACGAAGGCAGCACCAGCTGCCGCGGTCTTTTGAAGACCGTCAGTTGTGTCAAGACGCTCAATAAAGAGGTTATTGAATGTCTGTGCATCTAATTCATTGTTATACATGCTCAGATCCTCCTTATCGCTTCACCTGATAAACAAGGTAGCCATCGCCGACCTCGATTACCTCAGCAAGAACTGCTTCAGCTCCAGCTGCAGGGGTTACAACAGCTTCGCCGCCACCTAGGTCTTTCACTGTGAGAAGAGTTCCCACATTGTAAGATCCGCCAGCATCGAACTGCGTAGTTTTTACCCACGGTGCTCCGCCACCAACCAGTGTTACCTGACCAGTCGCTTCAGCATCGAAACGATCTGTTCCTGCGAAAACCAGGAACGTGTTTGCTACAGGGCTCGCCGTAGGGCGGCTTACTGTATTATCATCTCCAAGAACGGCCCATTCACCTTTCTCGAAAATTTCACCGTCGGCGACTTTTTTGTCGACTCGGTACATGTTTTCGAGACCACGAATGATCGACAACTTCAGATCTTCAGTTGTCAAATCCTCCGTGACGGGAACCGTACGCTCTGAGGAGATTGACTTTAGATTTGACATCTATGGCCTCCTTAGCCGTTAGTACGTTTCTCCGAGAACACTTGCTTGAAATGTCTCTTCAGCATTTCGAGCTATGGAAAAATCGGTGTTACCGAGCTCTCCGAGCTTTACATTGCTTCCGAACATATCAAGAGCTTTCTCTATCACTTTAAGGTCTTGGTTTAGCAAGGATGCGATTTTTTCTTCCATATCCTTGTGCGTCTGAGGAAGTTCCTCATGACCCAATTCCGCTTGCTTATAGATCAAACGGAGAGCATGGGCACGCTTCTCATGCGACTTGTTTTGCTCATGGAGCTGTCGCATTTTGTGAGCGGCTTTCTTAATAAGTTCCCTCTGCTCTTTGTCCAAACCTTACCTCAAACTCTTGGGAGGCTTCGATTTACCATCGTCTTTCCCCCGAAGTTTCTTTACGCCCTTGTCTAATGCTAGCCCCATTACTATGGGAGTTGCAACAGCCATACCCTTTGTCGCTGGGGCGGTGGCAGCCGGAAAGCTCATCTCTTTAAAGACGTTTTTCCCGCTTTTGGTCTTGTAAGGAAGCTTCCTTTTTTCGGTGAAAAGTCTCTTCCCACCAGGGATTTTCCTTAAAAGTTTGCCAGCAGAAATATCTACTGACTGACCAGGTTTTTGGACATACTTAAACACAGCATCCCTCACCTTGTCCTTACCAACAGCCTTTCCAGCTACGTACTCAATCGGCATCATGAAAAGAGATGTTGGCCCGCCGGCACCTGACTTGGCCTCTGCCTCCAAACCTCTTTGCACTTGCTTTGGCAGACTTTCAAACCCTCCATGAAATAGTTTTTTGAGGACCTTGCCGGCTTTCGCCTGCTTTTCCATCTCCCCAAAAAATCCTCCATAAAAAGGCGAAATCTGGCCCAAGGTTTACCCCTGTCTTCCGTAAGCCATCTGGATTCTTCGGCGAAGAGCATCTCTATAATCACGAGCACCTTCGACGTAACCCATTTGACGTCCTTTTTTCTTACCTTTCTCTTCACCCACTTCGTGACCAGCAACCCCAGCACCACCAATGAGGCCAGCACCGGCAAGACCTTTTAGGGCCATGCGGGTTTTGTTACCCATGGCTGCTTGCTTCTCAAGAAACTCAGCAATCTGATCTTCAGAATGGCCGGCTTCGCGAGCTTTTTTGATAAAGGCAGCTGACTTTTTAAATTCCTCAATGCGAGCGGCTGTCTCTAAGATAGCGGCAGCATGAGCGAGTTTTGCGATAGGAGTATCTTCGATCTCAGGCTTTGCAGGCTCGGGGCTTGCAGTCTTCTGCTGAGGAGCTTCCTGTTTTGTAGGAGCGTTGTCAGCGAAGTCTTCTAGAAAATGCGCGAGTTTAACTGGCTCTTCATCACTTCCGTGGGAAGGAGCTTCTTCAGTCTTTTCGGCTTGTTTTGTGATACCTTTGATCTCAGCGTCTGCTTCTGCCAAAAGTTGGTCGATAGTTAAGCTCATAGATCCTCCTTAAAGCAGGGGCCCCGAAGAGCCCCCGATAATTGCTTACTTCTTTTTACCTGACATCATGTAGCCAGCGCCACCTGCGGCAGCCAACTCAGGAGTCATTTTTCCAAGGGCACGAAGTCCGGCTTTCGCACGGGTTTTCTTACCTTGAGGTACCATCTTGCCACCGAATCGGCTTTTGGCAGATCCAGTTGCAGCGATCTGGGCATCGCGACCGATGTCCTTGTAGCGCTTCATGGCTTTAGAACCTACGTCCTTGCCTGCAGCGACAGCTTTGTTACCCATAGTTTGGGCAGCATCACGAATAGCTCCGCCAAGCATTTTCAGCTTAACGTTACCAACTTTGAGGTGACCAAGAAATTCCGCGGCGGCGATTTTCTCTTGCTCGCTCATGTTAGGATCGTGAGCAACCTTCTCAGCAAGAAGATCATACACATAGTGGTAAGGATCGTTGGCTTTCGCCTGACCTTCCTTCATGAGTCCATCGATGTAGCCTCGAGCGATAAAAGCACCGCGAGCGGCAGCTTCTTTCTTCTCACCTTCATCCATTTTCTCTTTGTAGTCTTCCTTGTCGTCATCATCGTCGTCGTCGCTGTCGCCTTCGGCTTCAGCTTCTTCGGCGCCCTTCTCAATCATTTCGATTGTTTCAGAGGCGAGTTTGGAAAACCCGGTTGAATAAAGCTCGTTAACAAGCTGGGCTTCGGCAGCAGCTTCTTTTTCAAGCTGTGCAGGGAACTCAGTTTGTACGAGCATTTGGTCGTTTTGTGACAAATCAGCTAATTTCATGACTTATCCCTCCCTTATTGGCCCATGGCTAGAAGAAGCAAATGCTTTCTTACAGCCGCTTGTTTAACTTCAGACTTCTGCTCGCCCATGCCGGCAGGAGCTTTTTGCGCGTAGGCACCGCTGGTTGATGCGTCGTTTTTCGCAGTCACCATATCGGTTACCATTGGTGTTGTGTCGATTGGCTCGTCACTGTCACCGGGTTTGTTTGAAGCCATTGTTTGGTCGGGCTCCTCTTCGGGGTCCGCATCCATATCAATGGTTGCACTTCCTGCTAGCTCTTCTGCGATTTTGTCGAGATGAGCATCAACACAGGATGAGAAAGAGTCGAACGCAGCTCGACCAATTCTCTCTTCTCGAGCAGCTGCTTCCTTAGACATTCCTCCGTTTTCGGAAGCTGTCTTTTCATTCAAGCCGCCGATAACATCAGAATCTCCAGGAAACATATCTGCATAGAGTGAATCTAATGACATACTTGCCTCCTTTGAATGTCCTGATACATTTTGGTTTTGGGTTTGAGATGTGGAATCAGCGCCTGTGCTGTCATCGTCAGCAAGACCTAATTCCATCGCTAATTTTTCGATCTGGGCATTGTCTGAGGCTTCAGACTCGTGCTCAGAAGCAGTTTTCACTGATTCTTGGGCACCCAGGCCGAGATCGCTTTCAAGTATTTCTTGCAACGATGGCATAGTTAATTCCTCCGATCATCATTCGTTTGCATTTTAGACTTCTTCTCCGCATTTGACAAAATCTTTCCAGAGGCATCGAAAACAGCCGCATCAAAGGCTCCGCCCAGGATTCTTCCTGGAAGAGTGCGCTTTGAGATTGCCAAAGGCCATGTTACCGCATTGGAGAGATACTCCTCTGCTGACCCCATTTTCGGTAGCCCCGCTTGAGCGAGCCCAAAGTCCTTAACAGCCTTCTGCGCTTTCTGCCCAATATTTTGGGCGAACGGTGCCAGTTTGCTGAAAATCCTCTGAGTCCCCTTTTTGCCAGCCATTGCGTCGATCGCAAGCCCCATACCAACAAGATCTGGACGTCGTCTGATCAAAGACTCCGTCGCGGCCTCTTCGGCGTAAGGGTTCGCATTTTTTCGTTTCTGCAACACCCCAGATGCCATATAGACAGCTGGTATACCCAAAAACAACCTTTTCCCGGCAGGTCCTAGGGCGGCCTTACCTATTTTTAGGAGAGGTTTCTCTTTCATGGCTTCGCTTCGAGCGAGCATATTGTTCACATCAGGATCGATTGGAGGATGCATACCCATTTGAGGGTCGTACTGTCCTTTCGTCTTTTCTCCAAACATGGAGTTAAAAATCATGGTCCCGCCGATGCCCAGGGCAGCAAGCAGACCAGGATGAGTCCTGATGGCGTCATCAATGAACGCTGGGGCTTCACGAGAAGCTTTTTCGCCAAAGGCTGAATACAGCCCAGCGGCTAACATCATCGTGGGAATAATCCCAAAACCGCTTTGATCATTTTCTTCTTTGCTGGCGAATTTTACATAATTAGGTATTTTTTCAGTATTGTCACTACCCTGCTTGAGCATGACAACAAGCCTTTTCCCGAGGTGGGGAGCTGCATAGCTGCGCTCGCCCATAAAAGGATTCATCATCCCCATGATTGAGGGGTCGAAGTTTCGGTGCGAAACCCTCATAAGCTTCAAATGAGCAGGCTTTGGTGTGGGGCACATCATTGGATCAAATGCGATGTTTTTGGCATCAAGCTGATCGGCGATGTTTTCCTTACCTATATTGACCAGGATAATCCTTTGAAACTCTTGGGGCTTTGGTAGCACCCCGAGCATTGCAAGGGTGCTCATCACTTTTGAGAGATCCCTGCGGCCAAGGTCATTTAAAACTTCTCTCGGCAGAGACTTCTCTGTGGCCTTTACTTCGGGGATTGCCTTTACGATGGTTTTCACTTGATCCATGCTCGCCGGAGGGGTCACTTCCCCCTCAGATTGAGCTGGGACTTGTTTTTCCATCTCAGCGTTTTTGTCGCCGGCCATCTTGTCGGCTAAAAAGGCACTCGAAATAGTAGGCCTTCCCGGTGCAGACGCAACCTTTTTAAGGCTTTTGGCAATCCGATCCGCTCCGATTAGGACCATCGAAATATCAAAAAACTTAGGTGTGAGGTTGATGGCATAGGCTTGCTTTCCAGATTCCGGCTCCACTTTACCCATGTAATACTTCAAATGAGAGCAGTACTCGGTCCGATTCCTGGCTCTGTTCCCGCAAACCGAGCACACATCATAAGGCACTCGACATCCCATGGACCAATCCGGGTACTCACCAGCATCTATTTTTTCCACGATGTCCGGAGCCTTTTTATTGTCGATCCTTACGATCAACTCGACCCTACGGTACTTTGGGTTGTAAACAGCCAAGGCCACATCCCCGTAGCTCGCGGCTGGGTCTTTATTGATGTGGTGCTTGAACACATGGGCGTTGTTTTCAAAAGTTTTAAACCCATACTCAGGTCCAGGATAGGCAAGCGCTTTTTCGGGGAAGTAGTCCCCGTTGACGTTGCAGCCCCAGTACTCACCGGCACCAAGTGCTGTCAAAAGAAGCTGGGTGAACCCAGGTATTTTTTTAGCTCCTGCGATGTAGGCGGCAATTTCCGGGTGGTATTCCGAGGCGGTTTTGGTCAAATGATCGTGTTCGTGATCGATCACATAAGTGAAGATCCCGCGCTCATTTTTACCTGGAAATAATAATAGTTTGTCCATTACGCCCCTGTCTGGATATCCTTCATCGTCTGTTTGACTGCTTCTTGAGCAATAGGTGCAACACCCAGAGCTTTTGAAGCCGCGCCAAAACCAGTTGCGAAATCAGATGGTCCAGTCGCATTTCGAATATTACTTTCAATTTGAGTAAGATCCTTCAGATCAGAAGACATCAATCCTCGATCCATTTCAAGCACTCTATTTAAATAGCCACGAGTTGCTTCCGGATCCACCGCCACATTTGGGGCGAAGTGGGTGAGAGTTTTAAACGCTTTTTCGGACTCAGCCTTCCCATGCATCTTCATGGGGTCGGTGTCCTTAGAGCGTTTGTACGCTTCGCTGAAAGAATCCTTTAAGTCCTCTTCCATTTTGGCCTGCATTTTTTTGCCATGCATATGCTTTACAGCCCCACTGGCTGCACTCAAAAGAGCCGGCACAGAGGTAGCAAAGGTCAAAGCCCCTACATATTTAAGGAAGTCCCCTTTATTTGGGAACATCCCGGCAGCCTCTTTAAAGATCCCAGACTCTGAGGTCATAAGGTAGCAATCTGCAGCGATTTCACCCATTTTGTGCGAAGAAATGTGATCTTCAACACCTGCACTCTTATTAAGGCCATTGTGCTGAAGAGCTTTTTGAGCGTCGGCTTTCACAGCCGGATTCAAGATATTGTACTGAGTTTGGATTTGGGCCAAAGACTGGAAGTCCCGGTCGGTAAATCCTGAGTTCACCTTGTTTTTCATGAGCCTTTGAGAAAGCTCAAGGTCAGAGGCCACGTTCGGCGCAATCACAGCCATCTCACGAAACCGTGCTTTGGCTTTTTCAGTATTGGGAGCGAACGTCATTCCGATGGCTTCTTCGTTCTTTTTGATTTGTTGGGTGTTTTTCTTGGCATCGATGATCTTGCCCAGATAAGAAACAAGCCCTCCGGCAAGAGCTCCGACCACAGCGGCACCCGCTGTACCAGGACCAAACATCTGCTGAAGTTTTCCAGGCTCCGCTTTAGCAGCCACTTGAGCGGCATCATCGACTAGGCTTGCAGCGTTGGCATTTTTGATCATGAAGTCACAGTCACTATATATGGCCTCAGCTGTCTTTTCGCTGATTTGACCCTCATCCACCATATCCTCAAGCCACTCAAAAATCATAAAATCTCTCCCCTAATAAGTCGGCCCGACCTTAAAGGTCTTGCTCAAGTTGCCCTGGGCCTTACCGACTTGTTTGGCCGTGTTCACCCGTTTGGCGGCATCAGCAATATCCATCGGTGCGAAAGCAGCAGTTGCCCCGGCCCCAAGTGCCTTACCTTTATTCCGAGAAGCCCAGCTTCCTAGAGCCCGAACTCCTTTAAAAACAGCGCTAAGCATAGCTTGTTTTTGGATAGGTTCGTGCTTTTTCCAGGCCATCTCGTGCATTCTCATTTACAGAGCCCTGATCTTTTGTTCCACCACTCTGAGCTTGTCGTCAATCAAAGAGCAGCTGTTTTCGTAGCGTAAGGCCTCAGCCTCGCCATCGGCAATAGTTTTCAGGGTCACATATAAAGGATGATTACCGTTGATGATTCTTGCAGGCAAGTTCTCGCTGATCAACTCCTCAGGAGCTTTTTGGTCAGCAGTTTTGCTCATGTAATAGTCCATGGCTTTTTTGGCAAAGCTTGGCTCAAGTTTACCTTCACGAGCAAGAACGTAGGCAGTCTTGGCTAAAAGCACCCGGCCCTGCTCAAATCCTGCTGATTTGACGAATTGGTCGAATTGCTTAAAAACCTCAACACGAGCAGCGCTGTTTGGCTCCTCGATCATAGCCTGACGGGCTTCTTTGATGAATTTCTTTTCATTGATGATGTTGGCGTGCTTTTGCATGATCAGCTGGTCTTGAGTCTTTTGCTGAAGATGCTTGAGTTTAATGTGAGCTGTTTTCAGGTTGTGTTTAATACTTGCTGTTTTGCTCATCGGTACATCTTCAACACCGAACATGTCGAAGGCATCCGGCCCCTGATCAGAAACTTGGGGGGCACTGAAATCAGCTGCTACCTTGGTTTCCCCACCATCCACCTGACACCCTTTGACCACCTCACCGGCATCAGCCAGCGGGAAGTTTGCAGCGAAGTATTTCTCATCAGCGGAAGCAAACTTTTGTTGGTGAATGAGCTTATTGGCCTCAGCCGCCAAGACTTCAATCTGATGTGGGGTTAGCTCTTCGACCTGAGCGATCTTCTTTAGGGTTGAAGTCGGCTCGGCGTTTGCGTTAAAATAGGAGTTGGCGATTTCACCAGCCCACTCCCGATAGTGGTCCATCGAAACTGAGGGCGCACTTGCACTTGTAAAATCAAGATCGAACATAGATTGTAACCTCGAGGCTATTTAAAGTCGGTACCTGCCACGAGTATAACGTGAGAAAACTGTCAACGCCAAGCTCTAAATCTATACCTTTTCAAGGTCCTGCCCAACATCCAGAACATTGCCTTGCTGGTCCCGAAGCACCAAGCCAACTTCTTTGGCGAAGTCTTGGAAGTGCCGCTTTGGTGGCAGAATTCCGTTCGGGGTATCCGGGTCTCTTTCATAAATGTCTTTGGCAAGTGCGTGCATCGCACACCAAATCACATTGTTCTGGGTCCCCATCTGATCGAGAAGAGCTACGACCAAGGCTAAAGGATTGGTTCGGTTGGGGTCGAGCTGCTTTACAGCCTCTCTGTCCATCTCAAGAATTGGAAGTTTAAGGTCCCCGTACTCGATAACGGGGATCCTGCGAAACTCCTTGCCCTCTGCATTGCGAATCGTGCTATCCATTTATGACGTTATCCAAAGATGACGTTAGCTTTCGGCCCAAGGCCTCTCCCCATTTTGCCGCATGGCGACGAACTGAGGCCACCACCGTTCGGCAGATCGCTGACTCGATTGCATCCACTGCTTCCGAGGGCTTCTCAGTAAACTCTTGTACTGAGTGCTCAAGGGTTTTGCGCATGTGGGGGTTAAAGATGGGATATCCCGTTTGCTTTGAAATATCATGAATTGTTGCCTGTCCAGAATTTTTGTCCATTCTGTACCTCCGTTTTGAGTAAGTCCAGTTCCGACGATACTCACACGACAAGACCCCTGTCAATGCTACACTTTGAATCGAGGCGGTCCTATGCATCAGTGTTTAATATGCATGGACGTTGTTGATGAACCGGGATTTTGTTTCTGTGGTAGGTTTGAGCTTGATTCTAAATTTCGCCCCTCTGGCGAGCTTTTTATTACGATACAAGAAAGATGTCCTGAAAAGGAGGCAGAATTGAGTGTTGGCCACTCCCGGGTCGAACAGTGTCCACATTGCGATTGGAAGGGGCTCATTGTCCCTAAAGCTAACCTTGGTTGCCCAGAACATGGAGCATGGTGGTATAAGCCTCCTGAAGAAGAAAAGCCTATAGAGGCTGAAACTCAGGAGGAACCCCATGCAAAAGAGCCTATCCAGCTTGACGCCAAAAGACGTGCTCGAAGAAAAGAACGTACTCATAGAAAGCCTATCAATGGCAAAAACAAAAAAAGGCAAGGACTATCTAAAGCTGACCGTCAGAGACAAAAGCACATCCTTAGAAGCCAAGCTATGGGATTTCGATGAGACCAAGCACAGCCAGATAAAGACAGGAGAGGTCTGCGCTGTCTGGGCCACCGTTGATGAGTGGAACGGCAAAATGCAGCTCAACATCAAAGAAATCGAGTCGACACTCGAAGACCCCATGATCTTTGCCAAAAACACGGAGTTCTCTGTCCCCGAAATGTGGGAAAACCTGTTGAAGGCTGTGGATACCTTCGCTGAACCCATGACCAAATATGTGACTGAAGAGATCCTCCTGCAGATCGCTGACAAGTTCCAAAAGGCTCCTGCGGCTAAAACCGTGCACAATGCTTGGTACGGAGGTCTTTTAGAGCACGTTTGGCACATGGTCCAGATGGCTGACCCCATCATCCTTCACTACCAAACCCAATACGTCCCAGAGCTCTCAAGAGATAAGGTTCTTTTTGGACTCATCATGCACGATGCTGGGAAGATCGTGGAGTATGACATTAATGATCCGGCTTTTAATTTCTCGCCAGTTGGTGTTTTTACCAACCATATCGTCCTTGGCCCTGCCTGGACTTACGAGAAAGCAAACCAGTGGTACTCACAGCACAGGGACTCCGATGATGCTCAGTATGGGGGTGGGCCCATGAGTGCTGAAAAATTTAAGTTGGAGCGAGCGCACCTGATGCATATTTTGGCAGCACACCACGGGCAACTTGAGTGGGGATCTCCGGTGAAGCCAGCAAGCCTTGAGGCAATCCTTGTTCACCACATCGATAACCTTGATGCCTCGGCCATGCACGCAATTGATATGATTAAGGACGCCCCTGGTCCAGTTAAGCAGTTCTCAAACCGGTCGTTCTTTGCCGGATCTCACATTTATCAGTATAAATAAGGAAGCCTTCAATAACGATGGCTTTGTTGTTTAAACTTCTAGTGCCAATAGGGGGAGTTCATGGTGGACTCCCTTTTTTTTAGCCATTACACTAGACCTTGGATGAAACAAGGACGGGTGAATGAGTTCAGAAGACATCATTAAAAAAACCAAAGAGCAGACTGATAAAATCAAGGCCGCCACCCCACAGGGAGCTGCTGATGCCTCAGTCATGCAGATCGAGGCTACAGTTGATGCCACACCGCAAAAACTTCGTAGGGAGTTAAAGCCTTTTTTTAAAGCAACAAAAGACATTCCAGCCTTTGTGCCAGCTGAAGCAAAGATTGTTCTACATGCCCTGTTCTCCTGCTTTGATAAGCAAAGAGAGCTTGGAGTGCAGGAGGGGAAGGTCAAAGACATGGTCTGGGGCTTTGAGCAATCTGGCATCCCGCCAGGATGTAGCCTTGTAGGGATCAAGCAGCTGGAGAACCTTGGGTTTATTTCCCTTCAAAATGATGAGCGAAACAAGATCAGCATTTTCTCACAAGACTTGCCAGAACTATGGATAAAGTACGAAGATAAGCTTTTAGACCTGATCTATGTGGGCGATAAAACGTAGCTACACAAATTTTTATCGTTACAGAACCCAGGTTATGTGATCACACAAAATATTGAGCTCAAAGGAGGATTTCATGAGCGACGAGAATAAGGTTGAAGAAGGAGCAGGTGCACCTGCTGAAGAGAACAAGAAGTCCGGAGGCGTTTTCGGTAACATGTTCGGTGGTGGTGATAACGACCAGGACAAAGCTCCTGAAGAAAACACTGACGCCGATCAGGCCGCTGACGAAGAGTCTGGTGACGATAAAAAAGTGACCAAGAAAAAGGCTTCTAAAAAGAAAGCTAAAAAAGTCGACAGCGAGAATCCTTTAAAGCAGGTCCAAGAGGGCAAAAAAGCTGCTGCTGCCGTTGAGCGCACCGATGCCAAAAAAGAAGTGAAGGTTGGCGAAGGCAAGCAAGACCTTAAGGTTGCTGAGCTTCCAAAAATTGAGAAGTTCGAAAGCCTTTCAGCCTACGTTGCCAGCAAAAAAGGTGCCTGGAAAACTCTTGATCCTTTGAAAAAGAACAAGTGGACTTGGATCAACCCAAGTAAAAACGTCATCGGCGCTATGGCTCTTGCAGCCATGGGTATGGGGCTTCACGATGATGATCAGAGTAAAGCTCAGGTCATGAACGACATCGCTGATGAGATCCACAAGCAGATGACTGCGAAACCTAAAAAAGAAAGCGAAACTGACTCCGATAAGGAGTAAGTCCAAATAAAAACGTTCACCCGTTTTTAAGCCCCGCAACCTTCCTATGGTACGGGGCTTTTTTTTGCCTTTTATACCCCACAGAGTATAAAGCCCAATTGATACGCTTTAGGGTATAAGATCCTTGAGACAATTTAACTTGGAGGATGCTATGGAACTGAACTACGAGTTCATCACCGAACAATCAAAAGTGGATGCTCTCCTCCCAAAACTTATGGAGCATAAGGCGTGGGGGGTTGATACAGAGACCACTGGAAAAGACGCCCACACTGACCGCGTGACAATGCTTCAAATTGGTCGACCTGATGTCCAATACGTCATGGACACAAGACGGGTAAACCCTGAGCCCCTTAGGCCCTTCTTTGAGGACATGGAGATTAAGAAGGTTCTGCACTTTGCAATCTTTGATTACATGATGATGAAAGGCTCTTTTGGGATTGAGATGGAGGCCATGCGCTGCACCTGGATTGCTGAGAAGGTCATGAACATGGGACGCAAGTTCTCAGGCTTTGGCCTTGATGCCATCCTCTACGACAGGCTCGGCATCAGTGATATGGACAAATCTATTAGGAAGAGCTTCATAGAAATGGCTCCTGACGCGCCTTTTACAAAGGAGCAGATCGAGTATGGTGCTAAAGATATCAGGTACATGATTCCTCTCCTGCAGGATCAAATCAAGGATCTACAAAAAGATAGTCTGGGAGCGACTTTCGTACTAGAGTGTGACTTTGTAGCCCCTCTTGGCGATATGCAGTTCCATGGAGCTCACATCGACAAAGAGGCTTGGAAGCAAATTGAGCACGACAATATGGAGGCTCAAAAGCAAGTTGAGGAAAGCCTTGATGACATCAGTAAGCACTTTTTTAACATCGATTTATTTGGCAAGCCTGACATTAATTATGGGAGCCCTGACCAAGTGGTTAAGCTTTTGGAACGACTTGGGATATCTGGCGTTGTCTGGGATCGCGAGCAAAAGAAGGAAGTTACTAAGCAATTTAAGTACTTCCCAACAAAAGAGCGCAAAAAGCCAGAAAACCAAGCCAAGTACATCATGTCCTCCGCCGATGAAGCACTCAAGTCCATTAAGGAAGATATCCCCATCATCAAGCAGCTCAAAAAGTGGAGAAGCTACAACGTACTCATCAACACCTTCGGACAGCCCTACATCGACGCAATCCACCCTACTACCGGACGAATCCAAACAAGCTACAACCAGCTCGGCACAGAGACCGGCAGGCTTTCCAAAGGGTCGGACTGTCCCGTTAATCTACTTAACCTCCCGAGAGATATTAGATATCGGCACGGCTTCACCGCAAGACCGGGATATGTCATTGAGACCGATGACTACGCCGGATGCGAACTCCGAATCCTAGCAGAGTGCTCTGAAGACCCAAAGTTCATTGAGGCCTTTCTTAATGATGAGGACTTGCACTGTGTGGTTGCCTCTGAGTTATATGGGATTGAGGTCACAAAGACCAATGAGAACAAACATCTCAGGACGCCAGCAAAAAACCTAAACTTTGGCATTGCCTACGGTATGGGCCCAGCAAAGCTCTACGCGGATCTTAACTCACTTGGGTTTAAGGTCACTCGTAATGAAGCCACTCAACTTTATAAAGACTACTGCGAGAAGTTCAAACCCGCAGTTGGCTTTCTTCGTGGCTCAGGGTCTCTTGCCTCAAGACAGGGCTGGCTTGCCAACCTCAATGGTCGGCGCAGGTACTGGAAACTCCCTGAAGGGGATCACTTCACAAACCCTAAGTACAAAGCGCACATTGCTGCTATTGAACGAGAAGGAGGTAATTTTAAAATCCAATCTGTAAATGCAGATTTGACAAAACTCTCAATGACTTTAATCCGTCATGAGAAAAAGAAGCTCGGCTACGATGTCGAGTTTATTAACCAAGTGTATGACGAGGTGGTCACAGAAACCTCAGAGAAGCACACTAAAGAATGGCACCCCATCAAACAGAGACTTATGAGAGAAGCAGGTGAGCGCTGGATCAAGAAGGTCCCTGTTGTGGTCGAGGGTGACGTCGGTCCTAGCTGGACAAAATAATTAAACTAAATAGGTATAAGGAAAACAGAGTTAAACCATAGGGGAGGTATCTATGCTCGACACCGCTCTCCTGTTGCTGTTCCACTGTTTTGGTTGGTTCATCTTCGCTGCTTTCATGACGATCATTCATCGAAAGTCCGGCACGATGCAGCTCTCAACAGCTTCAGCACTAGGGGTAATTAGTTTCATCTTGCACGTCATCGCACGTCACTTCAACTGGATATCATTTTAGGAGGTATCATGCTTACAGAAGAGCAAAGAGTTCAGGCAAACCGGTACGACTTTCCGGTAAGCCTTAAGCCCGTCTTCACAGAAGAGGGCATTGAGGTTCCAAAAGTCAGGGCAGTCTTTAGAGAAGATATGAAAAAGCCCATCGCCACAGTGTCAGACCGCTACCACTTAATGGAGCACAAAACTGTGGTCAACGAGGCAAGGAAGTTCGTTTCCCTTTTCGGGGAGCCTACAGCCAGGTTCCACATGGGAAAAGATGGCGCAGTCCTTGTCGGCACCTATGACTACAAGGAAGTCACCAAAGAAGTAAAAAAGGGAGACGTCGTAGGGCTTCGGGTTATTATCGAGAACTCCTACAACGCTTCAAAAAGCATTTCCTACAAAGTAGGAGCTTTAAGACTTGTCTGCCTAAACGGAATGGTTGGGTGTGAGGATATCTTCTCAATGCGATTTCGCCACGCTAAAGGCACAAATGTTGTGTTCCCAGAAAAAGATCAGATCGATCATGCGTTTTCTTTTGCGGTTAAAGGCTGGGCTGATTACGCAAAACTCGATCTTGAATCAAGTGATTACACAAGGCTTGCCCAAAAAGGGGTCCAAGACGGATTGGTTCCAGCAAGCTGGTATGAGGATAATTACTACATGCAAAGCAATGAAGGAGAGCAGAGCGCTTGGGGGCTATACAATGCCATGACCCATTACGTGACACATAAATCAAAAGCCCAGGAGGTGGGGAAAGTAAGAAAGCTCGGTCGAATCGACCAATGGTTTAACGATACATTCAATAGAGCTCCAGAGCCTGTTGAAGAAGTAATTCAGTGATTGGAGGAATAAACTATGCCTATCCAACAAATTAAAAATGATGTCGCTATCCAAAATAAAAGAAGTGCGAACGCCCCAAGGCGTTCCACTTTTAAAAACGTAGCAAAGCTCATCGTTTTCGATGAAGACTACCAACACAACTGGTACATGGACTCAGAGAAAGCGAAAAGAAAAAAAGCCATGCAGTTTGTGATGGTCAAAGACAAAGTTGCCAATGTGATGAACGGAGCCTGCCTGATCCGTCGTGCTGTTGAGGCCCCAAATGGTCTTTACAACATCGACCAGAATGGCTGGCTTGAGTCAATAAAGCCTGAGCACTACGTTGAAGGCTACCCGGATGTGGATCTTCTCGTCAGATACAATATCTGCGGTGGCTGGTATGATTTTAATAGAAAGGACTTAGAGGTTCACAGGCTCCTTAAGAGTGTTATCCCTAACGAGATCATAGTGAAAATGATCGGAGCTGTCTCTTACGTCAAAAACCTAGCAAACTCTTGTGGGGAAGACTTGCAGATCAAAATTGATCATAACTCGCTGCAGGGTGCTATTTCACTCGATGACCTCTGGAAGATTGATGACAACAAGGAGGCCCGAATTCGCCAGGAATGTCAAAGAGGTACGCTCTACCATGACTTCGGCTTAAAAGAGCCTATTTACCTGAATCCTAGCTTCATGGAGATTGGACTTATTGAAATGAGCAGATACAGCGTGGTAGGCTTGATTAGAGATGAAACGGCAAAGGGTAAGAAAGATTACAACGAGAAGCCGTTGGTTTTTGAATTAGACCGGGGAAATATGTTTGTCATAGCCCCAATTAAAAGATGAGGATCATATGGATAACACTTTTGATCGGCTCTACTACGATCGTGGAGAGCTTATCGCAGGAGTGGATGAAGCCGGGGTTACAGATATTGCTGGCCCCCTCATTGCTGCTTGCGTAATTTTGCCTAAAATCGAGGACCTCTCCTCGGCTGACCTTAGGATCTTTGAGGTCAATGACTCCAAGAAAATCCCTGAAAAATACAGAGTTCAGCACGCTGAAGTCGTTTGGGAAAATGCCATTGCTATAGGTATTGGAGAAGTCACCCCAAGGGAGATGGACTACTTGGGACTGCATAGGGCGATTGCCTTAGCTCAAACTAGGGCTGTAGCTGCTTGCAAAAAGACAGGGACTCAAGATCACACCATGCCTGACTTTTTGATGGTCGATGGCAGCGGGTTGGTCCACACGGAGATTGAGCAAGAGAATATTGAAAAGGGTGATGAGAAGTCCCTTTGCATTGCCGCAGCCTCAGTTGTTGCCAAAGTCTACAGAGACCAAGAAATGATCAACCTCCACAGAAAGCACCCCTACTACGGATGGGATTCCAATAAAGGGTTTCCTTGTGAACAGCAATTTAAAGGGCTTGATGAGTATGGGGCTGTTCCAGGGGTTCACAGGTTTAGGGCTTACCCCTTTGTTAACAAAGGTCACAACAGGCTGAGTGTCAGCCGAAACAACAAGGTTACGCCGTCAAAAGAGCAGTTCTGGCAGAGACGCCGAAAGCTCTGGAAGAGGAAAACCGAAGAAGGTCTCATTGATAAACTAAAGGGGGATGTATGGACTATAAAAAATCGATCTTACGAACACTCGAAGAGCTCGAAAAATTCGACTCAGGAAAGGGTGAAACAAAAGCCCTTGTCCTCAAAGCAAAGCACACAGTCGAAAGAGAAACAAGCCAGCACCGTCTCTTCTTGATGCACCAAACTCTTGCTGAAGTGCTTGATAAGGAAAAAGGCGGGAAGGGTGAGTCTCCTTTTTATGTGAGGATGCCCACTGGTAAAAAGGTTGAGTTTAAAACGCTTGCTGAGATGGAAGCGAGTATGAAAGGAGGAGGCCATGAGTGAGAAATGGATGTGGTCTTTAGATGAAATGAATTACTCAGAAGGCGAAGAGTGCGATAACCAGTTCGACTGCATTGTTGATGCCGTAAGGGAAAATGACCTTGAGCATGGAGATAAAGTTTTTGTCTCTAAAATGGAAAGAGTTAAGCACCCAAAATTTGAGAACTTTAATGACACAGACACTCTCTTTGAAAACGCTGATGATTACCTTTCTGATAATTTTGCTATCGAAGATCCAATGTATCCCACAGCCAGCATGGAGATCCGGAATAAGCTCATGGCAAAACTTAACAAAGCCTGGGATGAGTTCCACGAGGAAAACCCTGAAGTCTTTCGAGAGTACTACCAAGCTGAAGACCCCACTGAAATAGAAATTGAGCCCGATCACATTCAAAGTGCCAACAGGTTCAAAAGCGAGGAGGAGAAATGAGAGCAGAAACATCAGGGCAAGCGCCCATTGTCGATAACCCTCCTTTGGAGGAAGAAGAGATCGCAATCGCTCTGACAAAAACTGAGTGGTTCGATGTCCTCGAGGCCATCCAGCAGAATAACTACGTTGATGCTGGTGAGGAGATCTCAAACAAGATCAGAGAAGCTCTGAAAAAAGAGCTCGGCTCTGAAGTGGTCGAAGACCCCTGGAAAAATTGCTAATAAATAGCAAAAAATCTGCTAGGCTAAACGTCTAGAATGATTAAATTTGCTTGCAGAGTTGTAAGAGTTCTGACCAAAACTTGCTAAAATGGAGCAACAGCCCTCAAGCTGCCGAAAGGGGCACAAGGAAGATGAAAAACGAAGACGAGCGCAGAAAATGCCCAAATTGCAGAGCGCCCTTCGTTTCCGAGAAAACTCTTAGGTTCTCCAATAGAAGCAAGATCAAGGAAACGGACTACCTCTGTGGAGCTAAGGTGAAGTGGGATGTGAACTGTGTCATGACCTATTTCGATTACCTCAGACCATGTACATCTAAGAAAAAAGATGAGCTGTAGGGCTTGTGAGAAAAGAACCCTCAGGATCTTGGCCGAGCGAAAAGACGTTCAGCACCGTCTTAAGATTTGCCGTGGTTGTGAGCACTATAATCTTAGCCTTCATATTTGCAATATATGTAAGTGCATAATAAAGTTGAAGACTGCACTACAGATGGCGTCTTGCCCTAAGGAGAAATGGTGATGTTCTGGACAGGTTTTGAAAAACAAGCAATGAGTGCAGGTCACATGAAATATCTCAAAAGCATTGGGGCCTTCAAAAAGAAGCCATCAGCTGCAAGCCGAATGCTTCAAGCCTCAAAAAAGACCAAAGGTCTTGATCCAGTGACCCAGCAGGGTCTAAAAGAAGTCCCCCGGGCAAACCCCGGCCGGATGAAATACGTCGATATCAGGTAAATAATTCTTTCCGCGGCCCAGAGGAAGGAAGATCCAGCAGACTTTTTTAATAAGGTTTAAGTCAGCTGTTGGAGTGGTGCGCCTTTTTAAGGGGCGCTACTCCTTTTTTTTACCTATGGGTGCATGAGAGGGTGGGGGCAAAAGAAACCCTGTCGACAAGCTTTTGGCCATACACTTTATTTTGAGTTTGCACAGGAATAAAGCACCTTACCTCTTGGGTGGTAAGCTCAAAAATCTCAATCGAAAGACCTGATTGGGTCTTGATAAACCCCACCTTTTTCATCTGAGATCCCCCTGCGATCTCTTTTGGCTCCATGCTTTTCACTCGGTATTCCATATTAATCAAATAGAATAAAATAAGGCCGAACCCTAAAATACTAAACAGGCCCATGACACCAAATTTTGTCATCTCGATCTCCTCCCCAAAGTGATGTCAGCCGCAAGTTTTGAGTAGATCATGGAATGAAGGAAATCATCCGGATCGCTCTGTTTGTGGTCATATCTCATATCTCGCCGGTACTCATCGTATTCAGTGTAGACACCCAAGATGTCCTTGGCAAAAGGTTCAATGTCCTGCCACCTGGGGAAAACAATCCCACCATTTTTTAGAGCCACAAAAGCCTCAGATATCACGAGGTTTCTTAAAAGCTGATATTTAAAGCCAATCGGATCCCACTTCATTCTTTGCTTTTGCTTCGGGAGGTACTGAAACTGGACCACCCGCTCAGCCCCAAGAAGTCTTACGAGCTGGTTATTGACTCCCCATCCGTGGCCCCAATCCACCCCAACAAGCCTAATCCCAAGAGCCTTTACCATCCGAACGACGTCTTTGACGATGTAGTCAGGGTCGACTTCTTTTCCTGTGTATTTTTTGGTGAAGAGCACCTTGTATTGGTTCTGGTTCACATAAGTCCCAACGGTGAAAACCGTGTAGGAGGCTGTCCTGATTTTTCCAGAAGGAGATTTCTCAGAGCCATCATTTCCCTCACCCCAATCGATCCCGGCTGTTAATATCATCCTTTTGGCTTTTGCCATTCGCTCAGGAGTGAAGGGCTCTCGCCACATCACGTAGGTGGGATCACAACAGTCGATCAGTTCAGCACGAGTGATCGGTTTTGAGCTCGAGTCATAAGAAATTCCCAGCACCTCATTATAGAACTGGCCTAAAGGATAGTTGTCCCTCTTCCATAAAAGCTTAAGCCACTGGTCATGTAGGCCAATGATCCATGGAACCATGAGCTGTGGAATGCGGTAGCCGGAGATCTGCTTCCCAGTTGAGAGGCTCATCCATCGGCCATCTTTTGCTACATTTATAGGCTTGTCGCACTTTTTGCAGACGGGTCCTGGTGGTAGGTCTTTATTGATGTATTTTTCCGTGGGAGCGATGTTTGAGTCATCAAGGAAGTTGTAGTGATTGCACGCTCGGCATTTCACAAGCCACTCGTTTTGGGTGGTATTTTGCCAGTAGACCTCAATCGGGTTGTCGTAGGACTTTGGCGTGCCTGCCATCATGGTCGAGTAGTCAGGAAAGTGAGAGGTGCACTCCATGATGACCGGGATCTCTGAGATGTACATATCTTGGATCTCGTCGAGGCATAGATTCCTGGCTGAAATCCCCCGCGCTCTATCTGCCGATCTGAAGGCCGATCGAAGAAAGACATATGATCCGTTGGTAAACCCCTTCTCAAACACCTGGTGGCTAACCTTGGTGTCCTGGAGGTACTTTTTGATGATAGGTGACTTCTCAATTGCAGGCCTGAGCTTCTCGTTTGAGAACTGCCTGGTCTGGGTGTGTGAGGGCGAAACGTAGAGTGACTTATTATAAGGCACACAAGCTGAGGTGATCACAAGGTTGTTGCCTAAAAATGTGGTCTTTTCAACCTGCCGAGCTGTTTTAAGTAGGATCTGTTGGTCTTTCCTGTCGTAGATCGGAAGGAGGTAGTCTCGGCCGGTGAAATCAAACTTATGCCCGTCGAGGTAAATGAGGTTGTGAACAAAAGCCGACTTTCTGGCTGTGATCTTTTTCTTCATCAGGCCACCAGCACCGATCATCTCTTGGATCTTGGCGACCTTGGTAACGTCCGGCCGCTCGATCTGAATGTTCTGGTAGTCCCTTTCCTCCTGCTCGTACTCGTCGAGTTCTTCTGCCTCAATTATAGGCTCAAGGTGCTTATCATCCATGCAAATACCCCCTATTGCCTAGAAAAGAGGCGTTACAGAAAAGCGTTACAGATAGAAAATTGAGAAGTCTAGTGATTCTAGTAGTTTGGAGAAATGTTACAGATTTACGCCCTAAATCCAACGGTAGGTATATGAAAAAAAATATTTTTGTGAAAAGTGAAAAAAATGAAAAAAAACTACGTATGGGGTTGTACCCACAAAAAGCTGTAATTCTGTAACGGTATATATATATTATAGTAAGTGTAAAACACATATTCTTATTATTATATATACATTTCAACACTTTAGCTCCCTTTCCCATTTTCTCAAACTGCCCTATTTTTCCCCTAAAGCGTTACAAACCTGCTGTAACATCTTGTAACAAATCGGGGGTTTTCTGTAACACTGCCCGATTTTTATTCAACTTCCTTATTTTCTCGCTTCTCTTTGGCCTCTTGATCCTTCCGGTCTTTTGCCTCTTGCTGCAATGCTTCCAGAGTGGCTTGGTCCGGAGTTTGGAAATCCTCACTGATGAATTCGAATTCCATCTGCAAGGTCTTACCAAAGTCGGCCACATCACCGGTGGCGTGCTTGTCATATTTTTCAGCAAGTTTTAAGGTCGCATCGATCCATTTTAAGGCCTGGGCATTCGACTCAGGGCTGTCGAACTCAAGGTAGGTCTTTGCCTTGTTGTAAGCTCTCACGAGTAGATACTGAAGACTCTTAGCGATGTCGACATTGGCCGGGAGCTCTAGAAAAGCCTTAAGGCTCATCCGGTCTTCAGTCATCGCCAGAAACATCACAGACTTCTCTTTTGGCCCAAGCCACCTGAGGTAGTCTCGCCAAGCCTGCTTTGTCATGATCTCAACATTGAAGAAATACTTCCGGTAGACCTCAATGTGAAGTGGCTTCATAAGGCTTGAGTATTTGGCCGAAAGCTCCTGGTGGATCTCGTTGAAGTCCTTTGATTTCATAAGCAATGCGTTAAGAACGAGCCTCATCTCAGAGTCGAAATTAACGTCTTTTGCTAGTTTTAGATGCAGCTTTTCTCGATCTCGGAAGGGTTTTTCAAGCCTCCAGAACTCCTCGACTTCAAGAATTTTCATCCATCTGATAAATTCAGGAGTATAGCTTTTTGCCTCCATCTCATTCAAAGTGGGGGTTGGCAAATTATCCTGAATTACTTTGTATTGCTTTTCGAAAGCGGCTTTCGGACACGGGCCTAAGTCGAGCTCTTTGAGTTGCTCGTTAACGTCTTCTAGTGTGTCCACACCCCGAGTAATGAGGAAGCGGACGTATAACGAATAAGGTGTAACGCCCATACATCTTCAATTCTATCCCATAAAGCCCTAGTTTGACGACTCTGATTGAGCTTTTAGTGCCTCAAGCCCTTCGATCACGTCCAAAAGGCGGTACATCGCAGTCGATGTGGCCTGTTCGGGGATCTCTTGAAACCCTAAGCGGCTTGCAATCAGAAGACTGGCTAGGTGAGATACTGTGCTTTTAAGTGAGGGCAGTTTGTTGACGAACCTTGAAAGGTTCTCTGGATTCACAAAGTTCAAAGAGAGCAGAGTGTCCACAGTTTGCGACTCTTGCATGTAGCTTGCCTCTTTGATCAAGTTCACTCTCAACCCTTCTGCGATCTTCACAATTCTTCTCGCCAACGGTCTGGCCTCAGCCACCTTTTCGGAAGTAAGAGGGAGATTCTTAATTCCGTGGATTTCGGCGTGACCGCGTCTGGCGGCAACCTTCATCGCTAGATCTTGGCCGGCCTCGCTCATCCCTAACGATCCAAGGATAAACTTTGCTTGGTACTCTTGAAGATTGCTGTGATCCCACCCGCAGGCAGAAGCATATTTTTGAGAACCTTTAAGAGAGTACTGGCCAAATCCCGTGGGGATAAGCTTCCAAGGATTGGCTGTTTTTCGCTGTGCTGCGGTCTTTGAGAGGTAGTCAGCTGTCGAGTTTGAGATTTGCTCAAAGCCTTCCATTGGAACCCAACGGAACTCCCCTGGCATACAGTAGCAGTCACCGATCTTGGCGATTCGCTGCAGTTTATTGCAAGGATCGAACTTGAGCTTGTAGCCCCCACCCATGTTATCCATGACTTTAACTTTTAAGCAGCTGCCATCAACTTCCATAGACTTCACAGTCACAGGGATCGTGGCAAGGCCTTTTGATTTATTGATCATATAGACAAACGTTCCTGTTTGCCCCACCTTGATCTTTTCGCCCTCAAGTTTATTGAAGCGATCAGGGTTCTGGATTCGGATGCCTGCGATATCCGGTTGGATAGTCGACATGGTTTTTCCGATGAAAATTTTGAGGTTTGCAGGCTCCATATCAAAGTTGATGACCTTGGGGATCACCACACCTTTGTGCTCAACCCCGCGGTTTGATTTCACCACGTAGTGATCAAACTCTTCAGCCATCTCGATGTCTTTTTTCTCAGAGCCTTCGATATAGACGTAAGGATTGGCAGGATCTTCAACCGGAACAGAGAGCCACTTCTCACCATTTTGATCGACATCGTTGATGTCATCCTGAGCGCAATCTGAAACTGTGACGAGAGTCTTGTGGAGCTCAGGTCTTGGGTGGTCTGTGATTACTGGAGAGAAAACCTTGTCTGAGTTGGCAAGGATTGAGTAATGGTTTGGTCCTTGGCGTCTGAGCATAGTGATCGGTCTGTCGATTAACTTCTCAGATCCTTGAGAGAACTCATTCATGTTCACGTTTCCAAGGTTTGCCACCTTTTTGATCACTTCAGCGTGACCATTTTTATGGAAGTTGGCAGCCACTCCAGGGTTTTCTATAAGGAAAGTTTTAAGCTCTGAGCCGTCGATGGTTTCCGAGATCTCGTTGAGCATTTCAAAGTTTTGGCCTGAAGCGTAGGCATAACGACCAAGAGATGGTGGGTAGGTCGCATTCCAGAGGTTGGCGTCTTCGAACCGACCAAGGCCACCGAAGACAGGATACTCTTCGATCCCATCGAATACGTCATTTGAGTTGAAGATCTTGTCGAAGTGGTCAGGGGTCAGGGGAAGGAGTCTTTTATCAGCGATCATCACATCAAGTGGAAACATCATGAATTCCTTGATGATCACAGGAACCACGACTTGTTTTTTGGAGTCGGCGACCATGATAGATCCCGTGGCTGTGCCGTTTTCCTCGTCCTTTTTCATGAACTTCACAAAGGCATTCATGCTTGCCGATCGTGGGATCCGCTCTTTGAATCGCTGTATGACCTCTTCGGACCACTCATCTGGATCTTGAGAAATTGAGTGTAAAGAGACATCCTGCATCTGCGGATCTTCGACAAATAACCCCTGTGGAAATGACATATCTACCTTCCTTGAAAACCTTGGTCTGACAAGCTTACTTTATCACTGTAGCTCAATATATCCTACTGCTCAATTATAATACGATCCCCACACCTGAGCCATTTCCAGGCACAGGCCCCGGTGGAACGGGACCGGCAAAAGCTCCCCCGATCGTAACCGAGCTTCCTGGGCTGTGGGTAGTAATCTCTGTCACATAACCTGTGGCGACAGCTAAAGCCAGCTCCGGAAACCTCCAAGCGGCCCACGCCGGAGGTCCTTGAGCTACGATTTGTTGGGCCACGGTCTGCGGAACAAGGCCAAAGTAGGAGTTCACCGAACCATTCCCCACAAATATCGGTGTGTGCTGTGAGAGCAGATCTGCTTCAGCTGCGAGATATGAAACAATCACCGCACTGATCTTGTCGCAAAATCCTCGCCACTCAACTCCTGGGCCGTTGTTTTGGGAGCCTGACCAGAACCCTTGGCCGACTTGGAAGATCACATCCGCCATGCTGGTAGGATCCATCCCCACAATTCCCGTGCCCTGGCCCACCCCAGCGCCTGGTTGCGCTCCGACATCATCGGTTGCAAATCCGAGTTGGCCTATGGTGGCAAGAGCCAGACCATTTCCGATGGCTTCACAAAAAGGGGTGAGTTCAACCCCGTTCCAAGGTGCAAGGCCTTCCTCAATTTTTTGAGATAGATCTGGACCAACGATAGGCATTATACAAGGTCCACGCCGCCAACCCCGTTGAGCGGAATACCCGTGATCGGGTCATTGTTGATCGTGTTGTCCGTGACGGCTCCACCGGTGAAGACATTAGAGTTGGCTTTTATTGTAGCTTTTGCGCATTGTGCCGATAAGTTTCCTGTAACATTGGCGTCCAAATTACCCCCCACAGTGGCGCTCATGTTGGCTTTAGTGGTCATGGAAATGTCTTTGTCTGCGGTTGCGTCGATGGTGGATTTTGTGGTGAGACTGACAGATCCGTCGGGTTTAATGTTGAGGACGGCATTCCCAGGGCCAACATCTAAAGTCACCTCTCCGGTGGGTTTGATTTGTACGGAGGTCTTATCGGCGATGTTGAGATCTGTCTGCCCATCGGGGAGGATTTTTAAGTTGTGCCCACTTGGGGCGTCAGGTGCCCTGATGAAAAGCTCTGTTTCTCCGGTGTTTTTAACTGTCCTTGTGTAGACTACCGAAGAAGGAGCGAGATTTGTTCCTCCAAGGCCGATCTGTTCACGCCACAGTATCTCACCGGAAACTCGTCCCTTTTCTTCGACAATGATGTTGGCTCTTTCGAGCGTGTCACGCCACTCTTGCCTGGATAATGTATTGTTATTACCGTCGTTCTTCCAGTCGACAGTACCGCCATCAGTACGGAACTCGTAATTACGACATAAGGTATTGATGAGATTAAAGTCTGGAAAATAGATAGTACGACACGTCCGTGTGCTTTCAATTTGGATTTCACCGTGGGCCCTCATGATGATTCGGTTTTTACCGATGGTTTTAAGTACTCGGTCCCCTTCGTTGAGGGGCTCTAAAATCTCACCAGTTTCAGCACTTCCGTTGGCGGCAAGGGGCCTCATGAACCCGAAGAAAAACGGTTCGCCGTCAATATAGAATACGAAGCCAAAGGAGCCCACTCGAGGGATGACTGCTGACTCATCACCATCGGGGTGACCATCAAGATTAATCCATTGGCAATTAGGGATATGGTTATCGTCGGCAGCCCCTTTTCCAAAGAAGGTCTTCACCTCACAGGCACGTCTTTCCGGGAAGACTCTTGTGATCCTCCCAAAGGCGATGGCATTTGAAATGGACTGCCTGTCCTCATTTTGGGCTTCATAAATCGACTGATCCATATGGCGTATTCTCCAAGAAAAGATTATCAGTCACAAGGTATAAGAGCAATACGGAACCGTAATAACACCTATATAGGAGGTACAAATGAGTGTGAATCAAGTGACAATTCTAGGACGATTGGGCGCAGACCCAGAGGTCAAAACGATCACTAGCGGCCAAACTGTGGCTCAGCTGAGTGTTGCGACCTCGGAGCGATGGAAGGATCGCGACGGAAACCAGCAGGAGCGTACTGAGTGGCACCGAGTTGTGGTTTGGGGAAAATTGGCTGAGGTGATTGGCGAGCACTTTAGTAAAGGCTCTGAGATTTTCCTTCAAGGGAAGCTCCAGACAAGATCGTGGGAGGACCAGCAAGGCCAGAAGAAATACACCACAGAGATTGTTGCTAATAATTTCAGCTTTACGGGGGGCTCAAAAGCAAGTGCTGGTGGGGGCAATAGACCTCCGGCTCCAGAATTCGGCCCAGAACCGAGTTTTGACTCCAATGAAGAGATACCCTTCTAAAATGCTTGCTTTCAGACCAAGGTCTTGTTTCAATCAACTCTCACAATGGGATGAACACATAACAGGAGGAAACACCCATGAATACAGGACAGTTAGTTGAAACTATTGCGAAGAAGAACAACATGACTAAGGCTCAAGCTCAGCGAGTTTTCAGCTCAGTCGTGGACACCATCAAGGGTGAGGTCAAAAAAGGCCGTGCTGTTCGAATCGTTGGCTTCGGTACTTTTGAGCGCGGTAAGCGCAAAGCTCGTAAAGGTCGCAACCCACAAACTGGTGAAGCGATCAAAATTAAAGCTACAAAGTACCCAAAGTTCCGACCTGGTCAGGACTTTAAGACTATTGTAAAATAAGTAAGAACCAAGAGGACGAGGGGTATTTCCTTGTGAGGGTGTGGCTGGGAAGCGCAAAGTTCGTGGACCCCTATCCCTCAAAGACAACAAGGAATATTCTGCCAGTCGCGTAGGAGCTTTGTCGGCTCCGAACCCCATGGCAGAAGATAGCCCGCTGTAGGGCGGTAGGCACGGAGCTTAAGATCCGGGGGAGCCGCCTTTTTTATTATCATCTATGTAGGGTTGGGGGATCAAAGCGGCAATCGCTAGATAAACAGCCAGACGGAGGCCAAGGGCAGGCAAGCCATACCCAGTTGCACAGTCACCGTCGCGATGAGGCGTTCCGGGAGCGTAAAGAACTCTGGCAAGAGCTGAGGCCTCACGCCGCTCCCCTGATCCTACTCCATTTCCAAGGGGGGAGTATGGCAAAGAAAAAACCAAACGCCATTATGGCAGACGACGAATTCAATAAAGCTTGCAACTATCTAAGAAATACGACAACGGTCAATGACCTGAAAGCTCTTGATGAGAAGACTCTCAGAAACGGCATTCGGGATATAAAGATCGTGACTGCAAAACTTGAGCACCAACTGGCGATCAGGAGTGTTCAGGGTAGAGCAGGAAAATAACTGTAATACATTTTGTAATACAAAAACTAGGACTGGTACGAACCGCACGAGACAAGGGCCTCTTTGACAAAAAGAGCGAGAACCACGGGGAGCCAGTCCTTTTTTATTGATTAAGAAAGGAGGGCAGAATGTATGAAAAAATATTAGACGCACTTGAGGAGAAAAAGATTGCCCTTCTGACCGGACCAGGAGGAACGGGAAAGACTTACAACATCAACAGGATTTGTGAGAACGTATCCAACGTTGCAAGGACTGCCACCACAGGAATTGCTGCCACTCACTTGAGCGGTGAAACGATTCACCGCTTTTCGAGCATGGGGGTTTTTTCTGAGCCAAACTCAATCTACAGAATAGTGCAGAGCCCATTTTTTGATGAGGTTGAAGAAAGAATCAATCTTGCAAATCTCATCGTGATTGATGAAGTGTCGATGCTTCATAGGAAGCAGTTTGAGCTTTTGGGTGAGATCTTTAAGGAAGCCACTGGCAACTACAAAGAACCCTTTGGTGGAAAGAAGGTTCTTTTAAGTGGGGACTTTCTTCAGCTCCCACCAGTGAATAAAAGAGAGACGACAAGCCCATGGATCTTTCACTCAAAGCTTTGGAAAGAGATCAACCCAGAGGTGATCGAGCTTACTAAGATTTGGAGGCAAGACAACAAAGAGTTTGGCGAGGCCCTTCTTAATATCAGGAAAGGAATCTGCACTCAGGTTGAAAACGAGATGATCGCTTCTCGCGAGGGGGCAACCTTTAAGGATGTTCTCCCCGTCAAACTTGTCGCCACGAACAAAGAGGCTGACAAAATCAACCAAGCTGAGCTTGCAAAGCTCGATACCAAAACACAGACCTTTGGGGCTTCTGTTGAAATTCGCAACTGGGAGCACATGACTGATAAGCAGTACAAGTTCCACTACGACAATCTCGTAAAGGACATGATCGCCCCAGAGAAGCTCACCCTTAAAGTGGGCGCTCAGGTCATGGCCCTAAAAAATGGTGACAACTATTGCAACGGGACCATGGGGAAAGTCATTAAGCTTGATAAGTTTGGGGCTGAAGTGCTCACCACAAATGGCGAGTTCATCCGATTTGAAAAAGATGACTGGACGAAACTTGATAGTACGGATGAGGAGATCGCTAAGTTTAGCCAAGTGCCTTTGAAGCTTGCCTACGCTGTGACGGTTCATAAGAGCCAGGGGATGACTTTGGATTATTGCCAAGTGGACTTCGGGAGAGTCTTTTCACCAGGGCAGTCTTATGTTGCTCTTTCAAGAGTGAGGAGCCTTGAAGGGCTTTCGGCTCTGAACTGGCGGAGACGGAAGGTTTGGTGTGATAGGGATGCTTACAATTTTTATGCAAAAAAAGGAGAAGAGAAATGAGCAAGATGTTTATGGTGGATCTTGAAACGACGGGGACTGTGATCCATCCCCACCCGTTAAATAGCGAGCCGCCAAGCAAGATCCTTCAGATCGCAATGCTTGAGCTGAACTGGTCAAATGAGGCGAGGCTTTGGCGACCAGGCAATCTCTTTGAGTGGCTTGCTTATCATGAGATGCCAAAAAAACTTAACCCCTTTCAGGAAGAGCATCAGAAAGAGTTATTTAAGAGGTGCTCTGAGTCCCGTATGATCCAAACGCCAAGTGACGTGCGAATTAAAATGGTGAACTTTATGTCTGACTGCGGAGCAAAAGAGGTATGGGATAGGAAACTCTGTGGTTGGAACGCCTCGAGTTTTGATGTGCCTTTACTTCACAGAGACAGGTTTCTTTATGCACCCTACACTGACAACGAAACAGATCAACTGGTGGGTGATCACCACTACAGAATCTACGAGCTCGGTGGAGCGATTCAATATTTAGAGAACAAAACTTCCTATGAGGTCGATCGAAAAGAAATGCTTAATGAGGCTGACAAAAATGGCTGGGCTATGATGTTCACAGCTTTTGGTATCAATAAAGATGAAATCTCTGCAGGGAGAGGCTCACACGACGGAGTCTTTGACTGCTATAACCAAACGGCCACACTCAACGGGATACTCCATGTGGACTGAGGTCAGAGAGAAGTTTTATTTAAGTGCCGAAGGGGCTCTTGAAAAAGCCTGCCAAATTTCAGGCTTATCAAAAGATGAGATCGAGGGCTCTGTGAGAAGATTTCGCTCAGGCTCTAGGAAAGGCAAGCTCAGAGGGGAGTGCGTCCGGTACTGGGATGGGACAGCGAAGATTAGGCATCATTGGGAGCATCAACGAGTTTACTGGAGGGGAGAAGATGAGTTGCATGGAAATGAAAACCTGGATCACGAGCAAAACGGATCTGGCTCATTTTGTGATGAAAGGCTATGAGGCTGAGTTTGCTAGGGGTAGATCGCCTAGGTTGTTTTTTGGGATCGACCCTTACGGAGTTATGAGCATCCATAACATCGATAACCATTGTGAACCAGGCACCCCCTTTCACCAAGAGCCTCATAACGAGTTCAGGCAAATCGTGATGAAAGGGCTTATGCATTGTGTGGCCTTGGGGTTCCCGAGTGAGGCAATGCTTGTTGTCTTCACGCAAGATATGCTTGGCCTTGATCGCTGGTTTGCCACCTATAAAGAGGGGCTTCTTGATGAGTTCGTTCATTACCACGATGCCCATAGAGAGGGGGAGTATGGGAGTTACGACCTTTTTGTGAGAAGTCCAAAAATTGAGCAGAATAGGGTATAAGATTATTGATAAAGAGAGTTATATTTTTTGCAGCTTTGAGAAGAGTGAAAGAGGAATGTAATTTTCAGCACGTAAACGTATATTCATGGGGGGAACACCATGACTTACTCATCGAGTAACAACAGCAGCAAGCACGGAATAGCTTGTGAAGTTCATCATGGATCAGATGCTCTCTTATCGGCGCACCCGCTCGCCCTGGGCTTTGCGGGATTTTCGATAAGCAAAAAGCCCCCAGTGTGGGGCACCCCACAAGACCTACGGGTCTTTTTTTAGGTATTACTACTAATGGTAGAAGCCAGTAGTAGATTAGTAGAAAATACCAATATTAGTATTTTCCATCCTCACCTTTACCAAAGGTTTTACCGAAAGCAAGAGCGGGAATCGGGTGGTAGCCTGAAAGGTCTGTTGACCAGCCTTCGCTCGCACCTGTTTGAAGGACCTCAGTTTGTCTTTGGAATCCAAGAGCACCCATCCAGTCTTGCTTCATCATAGGCAGACGGTTGATTGTTTTAAGTATTGGTTGGTGAACCACAGGGTCGCGTTTCACTCGAACTGTTTTGTGTCCAAGGGCTTTTAAAAGTTTGACGTCTTTTTCAGTGACCATCATTCCTTTACCCATGGGTCCATAGCTTGCAGCAAGTTTAAGCCCCACGGCTTGCTCAACAGGGATTGCCCCTTCAAGATTTTTGTTGTGGTTAAGAGCTGTGGTGTAGGGGATCACGTCACCGGGTTTGAATGGTGAGTGTATGGGGTTGTTGAGGACTTGTGTTTGGTTGGTGGTGGATCTCACCACTGTCTCAAAAATCTTTCTTTCAATTGGCACACGTTGGCCTTTGTAAGCTCCTTGGAGCTCATCAACAAGGTACTCTTGTGCGGCACCCATCCCTTTTCTTTCAACAAGGTCTTGAGGTTTGATCACCCCTGTTGATAAGGGATCACCCTCTTCAACATTTGAGCCGACCTTAACTTTAAGCTTCCTTCCAGCTGGTACGAAGTGCTTAACAGCACCTATGAAGATGTCTTGCCCTCCGGCAAGCCCTTTAGAGATCTTTGTGACTCGCCCACTGACTGTAGCGAGAGTGGCATTACCGGGAACAACCTCAGGGAGTTTTAGGAGCTGGTTGATACGAGCGTACCCTTCAGCTTTTCCAGAGTCTCCCGCAACACCGCCTGAATGGAACGTGTTCATTGCCATCTGAACTAGAGGCTCAGAGATTGTTTGTCCGGCTTTCGCCCCAATGTTTTCACCGATGATTGGGTCGTTTCCGTTCTCGTCAATACCGTAGCACTTTTGGCAGACACCCTTTGGTTCTTCGCATTTAAGTGGTGAACGAACTTTGACTGTCTTGATATTCTTCTTTGCAAGCTTTGACTGCAAGCTGGAGTCGACAAGAGCATTATGAGAGAACCCAAGCTGATTACCAGCCAAGTACCTGCCAACCACATCATCAGACTTGACATCTAAAAACACCCCATCTGTTGTTCCGCAGTCATCTTTTGAGATCACTGAGTCAATAACTGTTGCCATAATTTCTTTTGAGAACCCACCAGGAATGGCAGTCTGTAAGGCTCGATCCATAATCCCTCGTCTTGCTCCATAAAGACTTGTCCAGTAGTCACTGATATCAAGGCCTTCAGAGTAGGACTTTGAGATGGCGTTAGGGATGGTACGACCTTTAGAGTCTTCCACAAATAGTGGGGTAGTGAGGATAGAGCGAAGCTGTGATCCCCCACCTCTGGCACCAGATTCAACCATATCGTAAAGAGGGTTGTTCTTGCCTTGTAGCCGCATGGCTATGGCTTTGTCTTGAGCTTTATTGTAGATTCCTGCCTGTCTAGCAAGAGCCTCTGGATTGTTTTGATTCTTTTTAGCAAAGGCTTTGGCCTGAGTGACAAACGCATCTCGCTTGCCGCCGAAGTCAGGGAGATCATCCACGCCGAGGGTGAACCCTTGGTCGTAGGCTTGCTTCTCACCTGCCATTTTGAGCTTTCCTAAGATGCTCCCGAACTCTTGGTTTGGGAGCTCTTTTGCCATACGGGAAAGAAGCGTCTTAGTGGCTCCTTTATCAAGGGTGGTGCTGACTGAGTATTTTTTAGGTAGGATCTTGTTAAGCTCTACTCGGCCCTTTGGTGTTTTAGATAGGTAGAAGATACCCACCTGGGCTTCTTGGCTTGGGGTGAGCATGAGGTCTTTTGTACCAGGCTTCCAGAGGTTGTTTGAGGGAAGTAGCTTATCAGCTTCCCTTGTTGCTTCCTCGGTGACTGGAACGTGTATGGTCATCGCATCCCCGTCAAAGTCGGCGTTAAAACCTTTTACGACAAGAGGGGGGATCTTGATGGCCGTACCACTTGTGATCTGTGGTTTGAAGGACATGACTGAGAACTTGTGAAGAGAGGGTGCTCGGTTGAGTAGCACCTTCTTATCTCGCATCACGACCTCTAGGGCTTTTTTAGCAAGGTGAGTTTTGTTTTTGATCTCTTCTTTTGCCTCAAGCGGAGTCTTTCCATAGTTTTTAAGTTCTCTGACCACGAAAGGCTCAAAGAGCTTCCATGCCATTGTCTCAGGGATTCCTACTGAGTCGACATCAAGCTCAGGCTCTGGGATAATTGTTCCTCGCCCCACAAAGTCTTGATTTTTAGAGATGACCTTACGAAGGAAAAGACCTGTCTTTGGCTGACCGCCTTTTCCACCACCGATCTCTGAGATGAAACCGCTTCGCTCCCGACCCATGACGTTGATGTCATTCATTCCGGTGACACCCTTCATAGTTTTGTACATGTCTTTTCTTAGCTCAGCCTTTGCCTCATCAGGTAAGAGATCCATGACAGGCTTTTTAGCCATGTCGTTTAAGAGTGATAAGTCACGGTATAAAAAGTTGATATCACTCGAGGCAATGTTCCCATCCGGTAAGGGGTAGATTGGTCTGAACTGAGGCGGGACAACTGGAACCTTTTCTCGGACATAAGCGTCTTGTGGCTTGAGGTTGTTATCTTTAAGGACTTTGAGGTATCGCAGTTTCTTGTTAGTTTCATCAAGGCTCTTGCCTTTAGCCGTTTCAGCTTTCTTTGTGAGCTTTTTGATTTCTTCGTCCACGTTGATTTCTGAGAGGATCTTCTTAATAGCTTTTCCACCAGTGAGCCCCTTACCTTCTGTGTTGAACTTGCCGTTGTCGTAGAACATCGTGCCCTCGACAATCTTGTTGTATTTGGAACCTAGGTTTGTGAGCTTCTTTACAGCTTTTTCAAAGACAGGGTTTACGATGGGCTCGGCAAGATTTATGTGGCCCCACTTCTCACCTTTAAACCCACCCATTTTCTTTTCGTCAAAGAAGCCGCCCTTAATAGGCTGCATGTCTTTAGCTCGGTAAAAACTTGTCTTTTTGACCTCGCCACTTGAAGAGGCTTCGATCTCTTTGTCAATGAGCGGGGCAAGGGTCATCTTGCTTCCATCTTTTTTGACATCAATACCAGCACCTTTGAGGTAGCCCATGAACTTATCATAAACAAATGGGGACTTTGGAGGCGGTAGGAATTGACCTGATTTAAGTGACTTCCAAAACTCATCATTCTGATCAGACTTCACAGTCACCATATCCCGAAGGTTGGCTCTGGCTCCATGAGAAAGCATTGAGTAGAGCATTAGAGGATCAAGCCTCTTAGCACTTTCCTCACCACCTGCTTTAAGGGGCTGCTTGTTCATGTCATAAGGAGCTCCTGGCCCACCTTGACGGTAGGAGAAGTTTGAGGTCGAAAGTTTAAAAAGTTTTAGTATGTGAGGATCACCGACGTGGACTTGTCCTAAGGACTTACCTGTTTCTGGATCAAAGAGCTCTTCTTTATCTGAGATACCTGCTTTTGCAAGAAGCCCCTTGGTGAATTTTTTGTTATCAAGCCCTGCGAAGTTCGGGACCTCAGTTGTTGTGCCAAGCTTCTTTGATGCTTTAGCGGCAGCTGACTCATAGATTTGGCCGACATTGATCCGAGAGATCACACCGTGGGGATTTAAGAGAACCTGTACTGGCTCCCCGTCTTTGTTTCTTGGTGCAGCACTATCTGGGATGATCTTTGTGATGATCCCTTTGTTTCCGTGGCGGCCTGTGAGCTTGTCACCAATCTTTGCTCTTTCCTCGGTCTCAATAAAGACAGTGATTTCTTTTCCCTGCTTTTGGACATCAACGACAGTCCCCTGGTCTTCAAAGTTCCAGTACACGGACACATCAGATGGCCTGTCAGAAAGAGCTTTCTTAACTTTAGCGATATTGGCTGATGCCATATCTCTCCGTCTCATGGCAGCGATCACCACCTCACCCATATTGACCTTTTGACCTTTACGGATGACTCCGTCTTGGTCGAGCTTTGAGAGGTTCGCTCCAGTTAAGGCATTGGGGTAGTAGGCTTGAAACTTGTTCTTGTTCTGAATTGTTTTATCGTCTGAAACGAAGTTCTTTTTGGTGATGTGTACACTGGTAAGCTTCTCAGCAGCGGACTCTGAAATGACGATTCCGTCTTCGAAGTTAAGCCCCTTATATGGAAGATATGCTGTACGGAGATTAGTTCCAAGCGCAAGTGTTCCATCTTTTGTGAAGTTGGAGTCTGCAAGGAGATCTCCTTTTTTAACTTTGTCGCCGACCTTAACTGTAGGCTCATGATTGAGGAAAGACTTTCTGTTAAGGGTGAATTTGTTGTAGAGCTCAACTTTTTTATCCCCCTCACTTGTTTTGATGATCATGTGGTCAGGGGCGATCTTCTTTACTGTCCCGTCAAATGGACTTGTTTTGGCTACGACTTCACCAATTCGCTTCTCAAAGGTTTTCCCACCACTGGCATCAGAGACTTGAACAAGAGGCTTCTCGCGGTGCTTAAGGGAAATGGCTTGCTCCATTTGTTTAGCAGCCATCATGGCACGAGTTCCTTGATCTGATGAGAGGAAAGGGACAAGGTTTGTTGAGTATGAAAAGAGCTGCTGAGGAGCCAAGGTCTTATAGTCGACCTCAGAAGGCTTACCTTCTTTTACCTCGCCTTTGTGAAGGTAGCGAACCTTGCCACCTTTGACCGGCTCTGGAAGCTGTACTTTTTTATTGAACGCTTCCTTTGGAGTGATTGTGATCTTTTTCCCGGACTTGTCTTCGACCACCATTTTGATTTGTTTTCCGTCTTTAACTGCTCCCAGTGGAATGTGAAGGTTTGCCCCGATTCGGTTTGACTCCGGGGTGTGGACTGGATCCATGAAGCCGAAGTGGGTGGGGTGGATCTCACGCATCTCTTCGGAGACCTGGTGGTCTGATGTCACACCACCTGAACCCATGATGGTGGCTTTGTACTGGCCTGAGAGCATCTCAAGTGGGTTTGTTTGCTCAGGGGTAGATGATTTGTCGTCTTGTGTGAAGAAGGACTCAACGATGTTGTTAAACGATCCAGGATTTACGATCTGCTGGATGGTGGTCCTTTTTGGGGAGTCGATGGTTCTTCTGATCTTATACTCAAGTGTGCGGCGCTGGCGATCATCACCAAGGCGCTCTTTGATAAAGTCCTCAGTTGAGAGGAGGTCTTTAAACTCTAATGAGTCACGGTCTTCTGGCTTTTCTTGGCCCTTGTAAACCGATACGAGTTTTTTTGCGGCTGAGAGAAGAGCCTGTCCATCAACTTTAGAAAATCCTTTGCCAAGCGTCGTTTCTGTAGTCTCAGGGCTGAGTTCAGTTTTCTCATTGAGATAATCCTTGAAAGTCCCTTTTCGGATATTAAATGCTGATCTTATTCGATTTATGAGCTGTGGTGTTTCAGACTCCTTATTGGCATCTGCCACATCACTACCAAGCTCTTTTGCGATCATCGCAGGGCTGATACCTAAGTGGGTAAGCACCGGGTAAAGAGGGATCTTGGCTTGCCCAGCGCCACCGATCTTGGTGATGGTAAGGCGGCCGTTTCTTTCGTTATAATGGAGCTCGAAGTTCTTTCCTCGGGCTAAGTTGAACTGGGTCTTGAGGTCGCCGTTTTGTTTACGAAGTGTGTACACCCCAGGTTTTAAACGGAGTTGATTTGTGACCTGATACTCGTTCCCCTTCACAATGTATGAGAAGCGGTCTGTGATCTTTGGCAAAGTGAATAGCTTGACCTTATCTTTTTGATCGATGGTTTTGCCGGTTTTCTTATCCTTTAGAGTCAGGCTTGCATAGACGGGAACCCCGAAGGTGGAGTTCTTAGATTTTGCCTTGGCTTGGGTGGTATAAGAGTCTGGGCTAAGGTTATCTTCTATCGAAATGCTATTGAGCTCCAGCACACGGGTCTTCCCCTCCACGGGGAATATGGATCGGACGGACTCTTCCGCCGCCTTTTTGATTTCTTCGAATTGCTGGTTCAGTCCAAAATTTCGCATAGCGTCCTGGTATAAGCCTATTGGTAACAATTTAACATCAAAGGAGGTCAAGTGCTATCACTACTCGAGGCTTCAATCGACATCATATCCGTCGGGAAGACTCCAAGTCCAGCAATGAAAATCAACAACAAGGGAGGAAACCTGAATGTCAGAAGCAGCACCGTTCATAGAGGAACAGGAACTCAACGACCAACCGGAAGTGGTCGTGGAATCACAAAAAGTACAGGAAAATGAGATAGAGCCTAAGAAAAAGAGCTTCTTATCGGAGTTTTTGGGGCCATTTACGACCAGGAGATTCTGGTTTGAGATGCTCTCAGCTCTGGCACGGCAGGCCTTTGCGTCAGCATTGTACGCTTTCGGCGGGGTATTGCTAGAGTACGGCAAGAAAACCTTGGACAGGACTTTCTACCCAGAGATGGGCTCACAGAGAACGGGGGGAGATCAGGCGGCTCAGAAAGCATTTTCCGGACAGGGATTTGCGCCGATGCCGACATATCATGACGACTTTCGTCCTAATAGGTATAATATGGAAACCAGCCCAGGGAACAGATTCCCAGGATTTGGTCACTAGGAAGGTGGTAGGGGGACGGCACGTGGCTCCCCCTTCTTTTTTTAGGCGTTAGGGCATTCCTATTCCAGCACCAATATCGGTACTCATACCGATACCGCCACCGATGGCCTGAGAAGCTTCTTTCTTCTCTTCTTTTACATCCTCGACGTCATCTTCAAGATCCTCGACCTTGTTATCAAGTTTTTTGTGGTGCTCTTTGTGAGCATCAGATCCGCCCATATCACCCTCAGCGGCTTTCTTTTCACGAAGGGCCTTTAGGACGTCATCCCGTTTTTCTTTAGGTGTTTCTTCCATGACCTCTTTTACGGTCTTTTCACCTTTGATCTCTTCAGCTTTTTGCTTGGCTTTTTCTTCCATCATGTCACCAGAGGCTGCTTTCATAAATTTGGCTACTGTGCTCATCCTTGTCTCCTTTGAGGATAATAAGTTCTTTGAGGTTGATCGAGTTTGTGGAGGCCGTAAGCTCCAGCTCCTCCTAAAAGGAGGCCTTGGCCCACCCTTTTTTTAACCTGCATCCCAGGCGAGTTGGCTTTTTGCTTCACATTCTCGTAAGTTTGCTTTGTCTTATCGACTAGCTGGTTTTTCGGGGCTGGCCGCTGGATGGGATCAAGCTTCATACTCTCAGACCATTTTTTGTCTGCTTTAAACTTGTTCATGCGATCAAGCCGGGCCTTGGTTTTACCCTTTGGCTTGAAGAAAAACCGCTTCACAGCTTTCATCTTACTGGCCTCTTTTTCAAAGCCCTCTATAAAGTAGTCTTTTCCATCCATGTTACCACCAATATTAACCGGTCATCAGAAGAGGTCAGCTTTCCCTCATCATCGAAGTACTTTGTTGTCAGCTTCTCACGTTTTTCGGAAATAATCGAGCAGAGTTCATTTGAGCAAATGTCATTATATCGGGCCAAATCCTTGGCATCGTCAGTATCAAATTTCTCAGTTTTGACTTCTTTTTTAAACATCAGCTCATTCCTTCGGCTGTCGGCCCCTCCGGAGCTTTTTCCATATTACCAGGAACGGGGGCTGACCCCTGCATTCTTTCATTGTAAGCCTGCTCTACCATAGCACCAAAGTCTGGAGCTTTTTGCTTCATCGTTTGGATGGCGTTGGCTGCCTCATGGCTTGCGAACATTGTAAGCTTTGAGGCTAGGCGAGAGGCTCTTGAATTGAGGTCTTGATCCACCATGGCCTCGACCTCAGTCTGAGGTCCGCCCATCATTGGGGCGGGTTGACCTGCTGGTGGCTGCTGGGCACCTGCTGCCATCTCGGCCCCGCCTTGAACGGCTTGAGAAGGATCCATATCTCCTGGAGTGCCTTGCTGTGGCGCCATTGGCTGCTGACCACCCTCTGCTGGAGGTGCTTGGACAGGGCTTGCCACTTGGCCAGCCCAGCCTTGCTGACTCATCATTTGAGGTGGGGGAGCCCCGTCCATCATGTCTTGGGTCATCGTCCCGCCCCTTGCCTTATCAGCAAGCATCTTTCGGTGGGTCTCTTCAGCTTTTTGCTGGGCTTCTTCTTGAGCCTTTGTTGCGAGCTCTTGGATTTTTTGCTGGTAGTTGTACTGAATAATACCGGCCTCACCTTGAGTTTTCGCCCCAGCTTTCGCTCTGATGTCGTTGAGGAAGTTCTGGAACTGAGCCTCTTCAATCATTTTCTGCTGCTCTTGCTCCCAGTCGTAGCCCAGTTCAGTTAGCATGGTTTGATCGGAAACCTTCATTTGAGCGTTTAGGCCTATAAGTTGCTGATTTCTTTGAACATCATCAGCCATCCTGAAATCAGAGAATTCAATGTCTTTTATGTCAGGCAAGTTAAGCCAGATTCGGAGCTTATCTTTGACCCAGTGAACGACATCAAGAAGCTGCGATCTATTTTGAATGAAGTCGTTCTCAAGGGTACGAAGTGAAATGCTGGACCCGGTGAAATTTAAACCACCAAATAAGAACTCTTGGGGGATACCCATACCACCCACAATTGTTTGTGTGAGGTAGTTGAGCTCAGGTGTGAGCATCATCGCCTTGCCATCACCACCAAGACGGCCAAACCCAACAGGCACAGGAATAACTCCTTTGAAGTTAGGATCTCTCCGGTGTTTTCGTATAATCCCCTCGATCTGTACGCGCCAGTTGGCAAGATCCGTGTGGATGTAAGGATCTTGTTGAGCATTTGGCATAGGGTAAATGATGTCAAAAGGTACAATGTGCTCATGAGCGATTGCTTCCTGGGCTCTACGAAGTGTGTAGAGGTAGTACATGTCTTTTAGGACATGGATAATGAGAGGTTTCCCCCACCCCTGGTCTTGCTCGGCAAGTGTGGGGCGTTTGAGGTGCTTGAAGTTGTCGGTATTCATTCGGATCATACGGCGCTTTTTTAGAGCTTCGATGACAACCATTGGGATGTCTTCGAGTATGTCCTTATCTCCCCTTTGGATGAGGTTTTTGAGCTTATAGGGGACGGTGTACATGTAGATCCGGCGACCGGTGTACTCGTTATGTTTGACTGAGATATTCTCTGGGTTCCACCTGATAAAGCGCACACCCTTTTTATCTTTGTAAGGGATGTCTTTTACTTTGAGGGTGCCGTCTGTGTGGCAGTTTGAGCATTTGCCGTAAAATTCGTATCCACCACCTGTGTTGAAATTCCAGTTCCACTGCTTTATGGGAGCTGAGTGGTTACAAGTTTGGCACCGAAGAAACCGGGTGAAGGGTAAGTGCATAGAAATGAAAGCGTTTCCGTAGGCATGGTAGTCAAGATTGACCTCCATCAAGAATTCTTTCATTTTCAAGTGCTTATTAAAGAGATCATCCCAGATACGACGGATGCTTTCTTTGTCGTCATCAAATATGAGGTCTGTGATCGGATACCGCGAAATCTTGGTAATCGCAGCCCCAATGAGCGGTGAATTGTAGTAGTAGAATGTGCACCACCGGAAGAGCTCCTTGATGGTGGGCGGCATGTACTGCTGAGCGAGATCAAAGAACTGGTTTGGGTAGCGACCACGGTCAAGACCACCTCCGAGCTGTAAACTCGGTGATACGAATCCGTCTTGAGAATTTAAGTCACTTCCAGCCATGTTTCATCCTACCTAACCCCAGAGTAACCTAAGGGGTATCTATAGTCGAGGTCTTCGACAATATCATTCACGAAAGCAAAGCTTTGCTCAGGCACGGTGATCATGTGGCTGAACTTCACTTCCGGTATTTCCAAATGTATCAGAGCACACTGTAAGACGACAAGGCTGAAACGCCCATCGGGACCGGTGCAAACTATCACAGGCTCCTTGGAAATGTTGCCAGCAGAGAGATTTCCTGCGTGATCCGGCGGAACTTGCACTGTGGCCTTAACTTCAGCATCAGGGATTCTAGCACCTTGGAGATCGTAAACAATACCCTCGAGAACGCACACAGGCCCTGTATTGGTTATGGGCTGGAGATACTGGGTTTTTTTCGACTCATTGTTTTGCGAGTCGATTGAGGTGATTGCATAAAAGTCTTGCAGAGCTCCATCTGGATCTTCGAACTCTACTAGAGCGCATGGATCAGGAAGCGCTGCCACAGTGGCGATTTTTTTATCCTCAGATTTCTCGGTTATAACTCGGGCTGTTATGCCTAAAAAGGCCAAAGAGGTAGAGTCACCGAAAATCTCGACCCTTCCTGGAGCTTCTCTTATGTCTGATCGGACAATAATTTGGTCCCCACTATCAGATAGGAAGGCGTGACCACCCACAATTACAGCGTTGATTTGGTCAATGAGAGGGTCTGTGTCGTTGAAGGTGATTGTAGTATCGGCTTCCTCGTTGAACTCAGTCCTTAGTGTCAGCCCAGCTATACCGGTCAGATCCGCGGGGACATCAACGCAAAAGCCGACGATGCTACGGTACACGTTGTACTGAGCAACGTCTGCTTCAGGGAAGGGGGCCCAGCGAAGTCTTATCATGGGCACTCCTCTTTATTGGCACTTACGTGAAAGCCAACAACAGGGGCACAGACATAGTACACATCAAAGAATTTGATTTGGGGTGCGATAACACCGACTTCGCCGCCGGTCCCAAGACCACCCACAAAGATTGGATTGTTACCTCCGATGATTACCATGGTCCCTCCTACTGGACTGTAAAGAAAGCTGTGTTCGAACTTACTGGCGTGCCACCGTCTTCGACTGTAACAGAGATGTAGTAATTTCGGTTATTCACAAGCGTCGTTACACTGCCCTCGGTAAATGTAAATACTCCCTCGGCATTTGATGCGGCCTGTGTTTGGGTCCACACCGTTGCTCCGGCAGCGTCCTTAATTGTAATCGTACAGTTTGTTGCACCAGGTACTCTGGCACCATTTTTCTCAAGCCACACGATGACCTGCTGTTGGTCGGATACGGAATCAAGAGTGGTTGAGGTTTTAACGTCATAGTTGGCTGGGATGTTCTGCACATCCGTTTGTGTTGCCAAGTTTGAAACGTCAGCTTTAAAGGTATCTGGGTTCGTTGTGAGCTCACGATTCGCGAAGCTCCAAACATCGGCCGCCGTGAGGCCACCGCCTCCACCACCAGGGATATTTGAGATGTCATCTCTGATATCTGTAATACCTTGGGTGAGAGTTGCTTCACTTGCAGGGTTTGCTGGCAAGTTATCAGTTGACGCCTTAACAGCCAGGAGATTGGTAAGGATCGAGTCGATCTTAGCCTCGTTGTCATTGATCTCATCAATGATTTGAGTCTTACCAGACTGGTACTCAACAGAGGTCACAAGAGCAGAGACATCAAGATCCGCAGGGGTTGCTCTTGAACTGACTGCAGCATCAAGGTTATTGAGCCTTGGATCAGTGGTAAGCAAAGGATTCGTAGGAATCTGGTTTACTTCCGTGTTGCTTGCAGGATCAGCTGGCAAGTTATCAGTCTTTGCTTTTATCAGAGCAAGCTCAGCAAGAGCATTTGTGAGGTCGTTATCCACAGAAGTGAAGCGAGCATTCACAGCGCCTTGAGAAGCAGGATCACTTGGAAGATTGTCAGTTTTTGCTTTGATCGCTGCTGTGTCGGCTTTGATTGCAGCGTTGTCATTATCAACATCAGTAAACCTTGTGGCCGTTGCTCCAGCAAAGGCTGTGAGTGTGGCTTCTTGAGCGACTCCAGCAAGCGGCCCTGTAACATCAGTTGTTGAGGCTCTTGAGCTGACTGCGACATCAAGGAAATCGACGATGAGCTTTCCAATAGAGTTTGGAGTTGTTGCCTGACTTGTCAGGTAATCCCAAATTTTATCAATTTCAGCGGCAGGAATTGTCAGCGCTGTAAGCGTTCTATTCACATGGGCCCAAACTTGAGCTGCTGTGAGTGTACTTCGAGAACTGATCGCTGCATCCAAGTTATCAAGCCTTGGGTCAGTGTCTGTGAGCAAGCCTGACACATCAAAGACATCATAAACCTCGGTGAGGTTTCTATTATCAGGGCCTCTCAAAGCATCTTCTAAAGTATTAAGGGCGTTTTGGATCTGGACAAGTGTTGGTCTTGTCAGCACCGTGGCGTTAACAGCAGCCACCTGGGTAGCACTTGCAGGATCATTTGGTAGGTTATCAGTTTTTGCTTTGATCGCATCGATCTTCGTTTCATTGGCGTTGATCTCGTTTACGATCACGTCATGGTTGTTTCTGAGAGCCTGAAGCCCAAAAACACCGCTATTTAAAAGGGTGTTGCTGTCAGTCACCTTCAGGTCAACAGCATCAACTTTTGCGTCAAGTGCAGTGAGGTCAGACTCAAAGTCCGTGATCTCACTTGTTGCGGGAACCAGCCTCGCCTCACCGTTTTCAACTACTCTTGCTTCCACTAGCACAGGGACATCAGGAGAAGACGGTGTGAGCGTAAGCTGGTATCTGTAGGCCCCGACTTCGGCCCCAATTTGAGTCATAGTTCCGCTATCAAGGACTGCCCCGGTATCAAGCCTTAAGATTTCAATAGTTGGAGCTGCATCGGGAGCCTCCGCCTGCCCTTGTGTGTTGTAAAGGCGCAAGTGGAACTCATAATCCTTTGTACCAACTGTTGGTCTGATGAGCCTTGTCGGTACAACGAACCTAGTTGTAGTGTTGTTTTGAATGGTCAGGATATTCTGGTTGACCGTATCAATCTTAGTCTCGTTTTGGTCAACCTCAGAGATGATATTTGATTCTGCCGTACCGAGTTGAGTGGATAGGTTACCAATTTGAGACCTGTTCGTCAGGATCTCAGCTGTCAGATCAGACTCAGTTCCTGAGAGTTGAGAAGAGAGGTTATCAATTTTTGCTTCGTTAATGTTGATCTCACTTCTTGTGAGGCCGTGCTCATTACCGATCTCATTAAAAATCGCCACCAGACCTGTAGCACCATCATTTAAGTCGTTAGCACTTGAAAGTACAGTATTCCGGATCACATCTACATAAGAGCCAAAAGTTCCTGGGTTTGTGTTCCCTAGAACGTCTTCATCCCACACGGCCTGGGCAAGTGAGTTGATGTTAATTGCAGAAATGTCTGACAAGACTCTTCCAGCAGATCCTGCAATCTGGTGAGCAAGAAGTGACTCATCCCAAACACCGTCTACTATTTGGTCAACAGTAGGATCATTGAGGTTTGCGATATCAGTTTGGGTCTGAGAATGAGAATTTTGATCTGCAAAAGCTCTGGCTGCAGCGTCCACTTCAGATTCCCTCGTTGAAACTGCAACGTCTAAGTTATCAAGGGCGTTCGCACGTGCTGTAGTAAGCTTTACGTTATCAAGGCTTGCAGTATCGGCAAGGATGTCATCAATTTGATTTTGAGCAAAACCTGCAGACCCTGCAATTGTATGCCCTGCAAGAGCTTCATCCCATACAGCATCAGCAATATCACCCAGACTTGCATTTTCAAGAGCAGCGATCGCTGACTGAGTTGCGTTGTGCTCTGCCACATCAGTAGCAGCCCTGTTTGCGGCATCAAGCTCTGACTGACGACTCGAAATAGTTGCATCAAGGCGGTCCAGGTTGTTCGCTCTGGCAGTCGTAATTTTTGTATCATTAAGCGTGCTGGTGTCAGATTCAATATCATCGATCAAATTCTGATTAGCTCCCATGGAGCCCGGTGTGTTGTGGTCAACGAGCGCTTCATCCCATACAGCGTCCGCAATTGCTGCAGCTGTGGGGTCGTTGAGGTTGGAAATTGCAAGTTGAGTAGCATCATGCTCTGCCTGATCTGTAGCTGCTCTGTTTGCAGCGTCTGTTTCGGCTTCACGACTTGAGACAGCTACATCAAGGAAGTCAAGATTGTTAGCTCTAGCTGTGGTTATCTTAGTATCATTGAGAGTGCTAGTGTCAGACTCAATATCATCAATAAGGTTTTGATTAGCTCCCATAGAGCCTGGCGCTAAATGATCAGCTAAAGCCTCATCCCAAACGGCATCAGCGATATCCGTAAGGCTAGCATTCTCGAGAGCTGCAATGGCAGCTTGTGTTGCATCATGCTCTGTTTGGTTAGTAGACGCTCTAGAGGCAGCATCTACTTCTGACTGACGACTAGATATTGTGTCATCGAGATTATCAAGGTTATCGGCCCTTGCTATAGAAAGGACACCCTGAGCCCCTTCACCGAAAGAGCCTGCAAGAGTGTGGTCCGCTCTTGGTTCGTCCCAAGTATTATCGACTATTTTAGCGACACAGATCGCAGCAGTTTGGTCGACAGTAAGGCCAACGCTCTGATCGTCAATCACCACGGTACCTCGTATGGAGATTTCCCCGTCTGTGTTGCTTGCTGGGAGATCAATTTTACCTGCGATAAATTCAACAGTTGCTAAGTTTGAGGCGTCAGTCATATTGACGACCCTCAGACCGCCGCTATAAGCACGCATATTTAAAGTTCGCCCTGCGACTACAAAATCAATTACAGGTCTGCCGTTGCCGGGAACTTTTGAGTAGCAAGACTGCATTGTAGACTGACCCGCCCCAAGTTGCGTTGTGCCGTCAAGACCGCATCTTACAGCAGTACCAAGGAAATCGACCACATCATCAAGGACTGTTTCTACAAGTGTGATTTCCCCTGACATAGTCCCTGTAACTGTACCGCCTCTTACCAAAGAACCATCCACGTTTTGCCCACCGAAGTTGACGATACCAGCATCTCTAATCTCAATTTCGTAGTTTGGTAGCGCTCCAGACAGAGTGAAAGTCCCTTCAAGAAGAATAAACTTTCTTAGATTAAGAGAGTTTGCTAGCGCTAAAGCGTCTGCGAAGTTGTTAGAGGGGTTTGAGGGAATCCCATGAATCCCTACGTCTGTACCAGGTGCCCCGGCAGTGGTGTTGACCCACACAGCTCCAGCGTAGACTTGGTAGTTGAACCCAAAGCCGACTGATCCTGGGACAGTGTAGTCAGAGATAACTTCATTAAGGCCCCCGTCTACGATGGCTTGTTTGTCAGCTGCTGTGAGGGTGTAGTCTGTCTTGTCGTTCACAATTTCAGCCACAGAGCGAACATAGCTATTACCGTCAAAGAGGATTTGATCCGTTTGAGCTTTGATGTCGGCAGCATCGAGTGCAATCTGGTCTAGTGTGTTTGCAGTTTCAGCCATAGTGAGGGTTCTGATCTGTTGGACCCCTACAGCACTTTCATCATAGTCAAAAAAGATAACTTGCTGACCTAGAGGGCTTGAAGTTGTGACAACATAATCATACTCGAATCTGCCAACACCTGTTCTTGTCATTGCGGTCAAGGGTATGATACCCCCACCGCCTTGATCTTGAATGGTAATATTCATAGTGTTGAGATCTGGGTCTTTTGGCACACCAAGGTTGTCAAAAAGCCTTGCAAAAATCGTAATTGTAACTGTGCCTGAGGTTGGACGCTCAACTTGATCAGGAATAGTGGCTTGGAAGTTAGTGTTATTTTGGATGTTATCGACACTTGTTTGTGAGGCACGACTTGAAATGGAAGCGTCAATAAACTCCCCAAATGTTCCGATAATCGCGTGGCCTGTCCTTGGCTCATCCCATACGGCGTCAGCAATTTCTAAAGCCGTGGGGTCATTAAGAGCTGAAATTTGAGCTGGGATTGTTGTGCCGGTGTCTTCTAGGATATCGTCAACGATACCGTCAATGACATTTACACTTGCTTGAGTAGCTCTCGTGGAAACAGCAGCATCAAGAAGATCAAGGGCCGCAGCTCTTGGTGGTGTGTAGCCCTGCGCAGTGAGTGCAGACTGAATATCAAGAGAAGACAGATCGTTAAGGTTACCGATAGCCGTTTGAGTAGCATCATGCTCTGTCTGATTGGTAGAAGCTCTTGAGGCCGCATCAGTCTCAGCTTCCCTTGAAGAGATCGTTGCATCGAGATTATCAAGGGCGTTTGCGCGAGACGTAGTAATTTTGGTGTCATTAAGAGAGGCTGTGTCAGCTTCGATATCATCTATCAAATTTTGGTTGGCACCCATACTTCCTGGGGCCACGTGATCAGCCAAGGCTTCATCCCATACGGCATCCGCGATAGCTGCGGCCGTTGGGTCGTTGAGATTTGAGATCGCACTCTGGGTGGCATCGTGTTCTGTCTGATTGTTAGAAGCACGGGAGGCCGCATCGGTCTCAGCCTCACGACTGGAAACAGTGGTATCTAGATTATCGAGGTTGTTTGCGCGAGCCGTAGTAATTTTTGTGTCATTCAAAGAAGCTGTGTCAGCTTCAATATCGTCGATTAAGTTTTGGTTGGCGCCCATCGAGCCAGCTGTCGTATGGTCAGCAAGTGCTTCATCCCACACTGCATCGGCAATCTGTGCGGCACTCGGATTGTTAAGAGCAGAGATTGCGCTTTGGGTGGTGTCATGCTCAGTTTGATTCGTTGATGCTCTTGTCGCAGCGTCGGCTTCTGATTCACGACTTGATATCGTGTCATCAAGGTTGTCGAGATTATTCGCTCTGACCGTAGTAATCTTCACATCATTTAAAGAGCTTGTGTCCGCCTCGATGTCATCGATCAAGTTTTGGTTTGCACCCATTGACCCTGGAGCTGTGTGATCGGCTAAAGCCTCGTCCCATACAGCATCAGCAATGGCTGCCGCTGTGGGATCATTGAGATTGGAAATCGCTACCTGGGTTGTGTCATGCTCTGATTGGTTTGTGGCAGCACGAGAGGCGGCATCAACTTCTGATTGCCTACTTGTAATAGTATCATCAAGGTTATCAAGATTTGGTGCACGACCTGTGGTGTAGCCTTGAGCTGTGAGGGCAGCCTGAACTCCCGCCTGGTCAATATCATTTAAATTACTTATTTGAGTTTGAGTGGCATCGTGCTCTGTTTGATTTGTCGAAGCGCGCGTCGCTGCATCAGCTTCAGACTCTCTTGTAGAAATAGCCGCATCAAGGTTATCAAGATTGTTCGCACGAGCGGTAGTGAGCTTCGTATCATTGAGCGTGTTAATTTTAGTTTCATTCTCATTTACAAAGATCTGGAATGTGACAGGGCCCACCTCAGGACTCAGTGTGGTGAAGCCTGCATCATCATAAAATAAGATTTCGCCAAAGTAATTTCCAATAGCCGCTGGAACGTAAGATGTGCTTCGGTAAATACCCCCGCCTTCGTCGGCGAGAACGAAAGGAGATCCAGCTACAGGTGTGCCCGTATCATCTTCGATGACCGCTCTGACAAACTTGCCAGTCGTTCTGAGTGGGTGTGAGGTCTGCAGTAAAACAGCCTCAGTTAAAGTCACCTCTAGTTGAACACATCCCATTTAAAACCTCTCTTACGCTAAGAAAGCGATAATTTCATTCTTGTAAGCAGTAAGCCTTGCCTCGTTAATCCAAGTGGAAACCGCAGAGTATTTTGAGGGGTTGGCTTGAATATCAGCAATCATCGCATCAATTACATCGTCAGCAGTCGTAAGACTATCTGTTGTAAGCGCATCATAAAGACTCACGCCCTCATTAGGAGCTCCTGAGATAGGAAACTTTCGCTTCATCACTTCCAGCACCCCTGCCGTAGCACCAGGAGTCTGGCTGATTCCTGTGGCGATATTCTCGGCTTTAAACCTCTCCATAAGTTCATATGAAAATTCTTGCACTCCTTTTAGGAAGTTTTGGACGTAGTTTACAGAGGCAATGCTTGGGAGCTCTTGGACTACAGAATCCACGGCGTGCGAAGAGTAGTCATACTGCTCAACAGCTTTGACGTACCACTTACCACCATCCTCAAAAACCTCAATTGGGATTGTCGCCACGTTTTTTAGTAGTTGGGTGAATTGATTCACCTCGATGGCTACGTTGTTTGCCACTGTTTGGTCAGAAAATTCTAAGTACATTTCATTCCTCCTATGCTGCCTCGCTGCGATTTAAAGCAGCCATTAGAAAAGCCATCCGGTTATTGCCTGTTACTACTTGTAAAGTCTCTTCGTTATACTGACTCTGGTCAAAAGCATCATGGACTTGAAGATTCGATGAAGACGCCGAGATCGTGACTTGAGTGGTGAAGTTTGTGAGTGGCAGGGATGTTGCCCCCGAATCCCCTCCGCAGTTACTAGCGATCATCCAAGATCCCTCGTTCCTCACAATATCTGGGTATGAAAAAAGCCCGTCGCCAGTAATCGAGCCAATGACACTATTAGTGAAAGGGGTTGTTTGGTCCACCCCGCTGAACTGAATTGAGGCAAACTTCTCTCCGTCAGCAACCTGCAGTGTACCGTTCGAGGTCACTGACACGACAAACGATCCTATACCTATGGTCTGCAACTGCGACTCAAGCCAGTAAACGATTGAGACACTCGCTGCAAAGCCTGTGTCAATTGAGCTTTGGTTTAAAATAGTACCAGGGACGCCATTTAAAGAAACAGCTGTGATAATCCCCGGAACATCGGTTGTTTCTTTTCCATAAACAAAAACGAGGCATCTTTTGGTGCCAGCAAGAACCTGAAAGCTGTTACCTGTGGTCCAAGCACGGTCCTTGACGACATTAGTGGGGTTGATATTTCTTCGTTGAACAATCCTAGTTAGGCTCACGACACTCTCCTCCTCTTTATGAAAAGGGAGCTTGAGCCCACCTGCGCCAACGTGACTATACCACCGCCAGCCTCTTCCTCGGCTACCACTGTAACAATGTCGTTGGCGTTTAGATTTAAGTCTTCAAGCAACGTGTATGATGCTTCGTTGTGACCTGACGTGTCTCTGATATAACCAGTAGCCGCAATGTTGCCAGTCGGGACTCCGTTGATTGCAAACCGAATAAGTTGGTTTGCTCTTGTCACTATGCCGCTGACGTGAATGCTTGCTCGCAACGTGTACCCATCGGCTCTCAAAACTTGAATGCCGTTCCCTGTCGGATTGTATGTTGATGAATCCTCGTTAAATGCCACAGAGCCATTCAAAGGGACCTCAACCGCCGGGGTCTCGTTGATGTCGGTTGTCGTGTCTGTGTTCGTGACCTTCACTGCATAAGGTAAAAACTGCTGTTCTATAAACGGTCTGTTATCAAGAAGGATCAGAGTATTAGCATCGAATACGAAGAACACGGGGTCTTGAATTTGTCCTGGGTTTGGGGTTGCAGTCACTCCCCCGGCAACAGTCTCACTTAAAAAATAATACTGCCCGACTGTCAGTCCGTGTGATGGAGCGTTGAAGAAGAAACCACCAGGGAAGGTCCGAAACTGGTTTACGTTTACGATTTCTGTAATAAAAAATGCCGAAAGCGTATTGGCATCATTAGCCTGGGCCGCCACGACAAGCCCTGCTCCATTCACGTAAGCAGGAATTGGGACATTATTTGAGATGGTGAAGCCGTGGGCGTTTTGAGTCACGAGTGGGTTGTCAATCTCCACCGTTCCGTCTGCATTTCTTCTTACCCCTCGGGTGAACTGTAAGACTAGTGGCGCATCCATTAGACTACCACCTCACTAACAGGAACTGATTTGAATTTTCCTATTTTACCCCTCATATACATGTAAAGATCGTTTGGAGATTTCATTCCCATATCTTCCCCAGAAACGATCGAATAGATCTCGTCGCAAAAGTACTTATCAGGGTGATTGAAATAGTTCTCCTCGGGTATGGGATGCCCAAAAGCTTTTTTTCTTAAAACTCTGTAGGCAAAGTACATAACAGCTGCGTAATCGTAACACTTCCCATAGGAAATCTCTAAGATCCTATCAAACATATTGGAGGCTTTTTCTTGTACTTCTCTTTCATTGATAGGTACGTAGAGATGCAGGACCTCATTTTCTTTTTTAAAAGATTCCCAGTAAGTCATGCGGACCCCAGATTGAAGTCTGGATTCAATGACGACCCTTCTGAAGAAAACAATAAAATAGTGGCTAGGCGTCCTCTCCGAAGTCTGGTCCTCTAGCTTAGTGCCCCAGCGAATGAGCCTTGAGCCGATTTTATTATTACGGCTGAACCCATGAACAAAGTTGTGTTTTATACGCTCACTCATGACGCCTCCTTCACGTAGTCCCTGACTTCAGCGAGTCGCTGAGTCTGGATGGCGATAGCACTTTCGCCCGGACGTGAGTTGGGCCACATCATTTTAACCTGATCTTTAAGCTCCATATTGTTGTTCATCTGGTCGAGAAACATCTGGCTTTTTGGAGGGAAGAGTTCAGGCGGGAGGTAAACAACCCCTGAGTTCTTCGCACTCGCTGCAATATAGGCGCACACGTCATCTTGGAACTCGGCACGAGGTCGAATTTTCTTTAAAATATCAACAGTCAAAGCGATCTCATCAAGCTCTGCTGGCTGAACGATGGCAAAGGACACAGGGTTTTCATTCATGGCGTGAGAGACATTCTCAAACACATGCCAGAGCTCAAAAGGGTAGTCCGTGTTATAGATTGTCTGAAAAGCACCGATCATGTTCATAAGCCTTGGGTTGGGATCAAGGCCTAGAGTCTCAGAAAGCTCCACCCTTAGAGTTTCAGGCTCGAAGTCATCCCAGCCCTCAGGAAGCTCATTATTGAGCATCTCTAAGACCTCAATCGGTGAGACCATTTGAGCCGCTGCGGTTTTTTCTTCGTCGATCGACCTAACAGCTTTCCCCACGGCGGTGCCAAGAACTACCCCAGCAAGACCTCGTTTAGCCCCCTGGGACATGACTTGCTTAGCCGCACCAATAGCTTGCCTTTTGACTCTTTCCTGATCTTCAGGATTATCGCCAACGACTTTTTTTATAAAATCCTGAGTTTGAGAATCATAGACTGCCATTTGCTATACCCGCCACGATCTCTTTTGCATCGGTGGGTAAAGACTCAAAGATAGGCACGCCCTCTTTCTTAAGTTCATCCGCAACCGATTTTCCGAAATACTCTTTTATTTTACCGTACTTGTCGTTTGAAACTTTGCGGATTTCATCAGCAGTCAAGGTGGCACCAGAGGCCAGCTTAGCCGTATAGTTCTGATAAGGTGTAGGCTCCTGGGCAAATGTCGCCAAATAGGGGTCAGTTAATGAGGCCCCATAGTATTTGGACAGCCCTGCGCGCTTATCAAATCCATGAAGGACTTTGGCAAAATCCATTGGCTCGAGTTGTTTCTTCATGGCACCTAATTTTTTAAGGGCAGAAGCGAACTTAGGATCCGCAGCTTCAAGCAAAGAGGCCCTGGCGCGCAAGTGAGCATCGACATGGCCTGAGTAATAGTCAGAGGCGTATTTTGCCACTGTACCATTTTGCTGTCCAAGTCCCAATTCGCTAGCTCGTTTTTGGATGGCCGCTGCGTATTTGTGGCGGTAGTCCAATGGGATTTGCTGGTGGTACTTATCAAAGTACTGGCACGCTAGCTTGATGTGATTTGGGGTTGGGAAAGCATATTGAGCACAAGTGTAGTTGTCGCAGATGTTCTCAACTTCTGCGAACTTTGAAAGATCCACATTCGCGGTTTTCACCACAGCAGCAGATCTTGGGATATCTTTTTCATAATAAAGGTTTGAGTTTACAGATCCCGTTTTCGAGAATCTCACCACAGCATCCGTTGGCTTTAAACCAAACCGGTCACAGGCCGCTTTTATATGATACGCTGCAACAGCTTGAGCTTCCTTTGGTAAGCGGTAGTGGGTTTCATCGAAGTACTGGTTTGAAAGCCAAGCATTGTCGTGTGTGCTGATAGGAAATTTGTTCAGTTTGTGGGCTTTCTTGGTGATGACTGAAAGGGCAAAATCCTCATCTGCAAGAGTTTGGAGCTCTGCTGGGGTCATCATATAGATTTGTGGGTTGATTGCCGCGATTTTTGCAAGGTGCATACGGGCGGTGTCGTCGTAGGGACATATTACTTGGTTAGCGATTTTAAACATAAAAAGTTCCTTTTGCCTCTAATGTGGACGACTCCTTAAGATTATGGAATGGGCGGCAATAAATCAAGTATAAGCGCTGTCTCCTGGTCAGGTACAACGATTTGATGCCTAATTCCAGTTCTCTCAAGCTCGACCACTACAGTCTGCCCACGAATAAGCTTCACACTAAAATTACCCAAAGCATCCGGCACCGTCTGGATCTTATCCGACGTAAGTAGGGACTGGCCGGACTGGGCTGGCACACCAACCGGATTAAACCTTAGGTTTTGATTCATTCCGGGGTTGCCACCGATGTCGACGATATTCCCACTGACAATGCAGAGCTCAGGCTCCACAAAAGCGTTAAGAGGTGGGGCGACGACATCAATACGGCGCTCGATATTGTCAAAAGCAACACCTTGAATTTGAAGTACGTGCTCCCCGAAGGCTTGCCAAATGTCTTCAGCCTCGATCAGTAGCGAATAGTAGCCACCACTAAGCTCCGTTAAAGTCATATTTGCTGCGATAATAGGCAAAAAAGCTGCTTCACCTGGTGCCCACTTTTGAACTGTCAGGTCGGTGATCAGAGCGCCGACAACAGGGCTTGCTGCTAGCTCAAGGTAAATAAGAAATTCAACTGACGGGGCGCTCTGGTAAACGATCACAGAATTTTATCTCCCGCGATTTTACACAAGACCCTCGCAGTAGCGGCGGATCCCCCAATTGCCACAAGGCTCTCACTTGGAGCTAAAACGAAAGGGAACTCAGTAGGGGTCGCTCTTACGGGGGTAGACGAATCTCCTCCGTCGATCTCTTCTTTTAAAGCCTCAGTGTCATGGATCTCAAAAGAGCCTGCACTGATCTCAAGAGCTTGCACCTCAATAGCAGTTTTTCTACTAGAAAGCATACTGAACCACCCGCCTTCAAGGAGGGGGCCGTAGACTGCTTTGCCGGCGGTCACTACCGGATCTGCGACATCGAGATCCCCATCAGGATCTGCTGGTTGGTTGGTGTCGTCTGCAACTTTAGGGGACTGCTTTGCAAAAGGAAGCCCTGTATCCATGGTCTGAACAACCCAAGCAGGCTGAGTCCCAAGGACATTGTAATAGGATCTTGGTCCTATGGAAGGAACATTGTTATCTCTTTTTGCTTGAATAGGCATAGTGACTTATCCCCTTTTACGGCAGTTTACCCTGATCTGTATTTTCAGTCTAGCCAATTACCCTCAGGGAAGGGAGATATTGGCTTTCTCTTCTAGTCGTTTGGACCGGCGCTCCCAAGAGCCGATGAACTTGTCGCACTTGTCTTTTTTGCAGGTCTTTACAATATAGGCTTTCATTTTAGCGTAAGAGGGGGCTGGGACAAGCAGTAATGTTGGTCTTAGGTCCCACCAGGTCATGGGCTCTTCACCCTCAATGTTCCAGGGGTTTTCATCATCGATGAAAAACTCCCTATCTGAGATCGTGTAGGTGCACCAGCCTCTTGTTGGGCTGATCTCGACACACACCGGGACATCCGGCGGCATGGTGGCACAACTAGGAAGCAAACTTAATAAGAGGGCGAGCTGTATTAATAACTTCAAGTTCAGCAAGTCTCTGCTCCTCCTTGTTCCCACTCTCCTGAGCGAGTTTATTCTTGATAGCGGCCTTGTAGAAGGCTCTGCCCTGTGCACTTGTTCGAAGGTCAATGAACAGGAAAAAAGCTCCGAGCTCAGTCTTCATTATAGCTATTTCGAGGACTTTGCCAACAAGGATACCCATGATGGCATTTGGAAAAGACAGGGAGAAGAAAGCCACCTTCCTGACGATGTACTCCATCACCCAGTGCTTTCCTGCTGTGAGTGCTGCTTTTTTTATGGTCTCGACGTACTCATCTCTTGAGGACATAAAAAAAGGGGCCGGATTGGGCCCCACTCCTTTTTAGGCTTTCTTCTTTGCAAACTGTTTAAAAGCCTGGTGACCGAACACTTGTGCTGCGGCCAGCGTGGTCGAGTGCATGAGTGCTGCGACCCATTCCATACCTTGCATCTTGAGTCCCAGAACACCACCGACCATGGTCAGGCCGAGGACGGCTAGAAGCCTCCAACGTCCGGCAAATTCACCGAGCTGAGTTCTTAGTAGTAACATAATAAGTTGCACTAGGAATGCAACTATGGCTAGGGTTCCAGCACCTTTTAAGCCTCCAAGAGATTCAACAAGCTTGGCCCACTCACCAGCAGTAGGTGGCATGACCACTTCCGCTTCTGATGCCTCTTCTGCAGGGGCTTCTACGGCAGCTGGGGCCGCTTCGGCCTCTACGACCTCTTCGGCGTAGGCGGGTTGAATAAGCGAGTAAGATGCTTGGACTTGGGGTACAGCAATAAATGCCACCATCATCAGTGACGCGATAAAAGCTTTCATTCTTCTCCTCCTTAATTGGATTGGTTCTTAGCTTTTTAATTTACTATTTTTAATGATAAGAAGTTCATTGCCAAGCTTTACAATACTCCCTCTGAGATCAGAGATATCTTTTTCAGTGGCTTTTCTGTGCTCCCTGATCTCGTCTCTGTGCTCATCGAGGTACTCGTCAATCTTCCTAGAGATATTCCCATAGTCGTTGGCAGACTTTTCGAGTTTAATCTTGTACTCAAGAAGCTCTCGTTCGAGTACACGGACCGTGGTCTTCATGTCGTCGACGACGTCTTTGAGGTCAGCAATAGCTTTTTTATTCTGCTTGTACTTGATGTCCTGAAGCTCTTTTTGCTTGTTGTACCAGTCAGTTAGGAGCCACTTCACCAATGGACCAAGGACAGCCATAGTCCCGCCTGAAATCCCAAGCCATGTACCTATTTGTCCCCAATCCATACCTTACTCCTTATCCGTTTAAGATCGCTTCTCTTTCAGATTCAAACTGCATGATGCGAAGTTGGCGGTTAATTCCAAAGGTTTCGACCGCAGCAAGGGCTGCAGTCGCGTAATTCGTAATTTTTTCTTCAGTGTCTAAAGCGTCACCTTTGTTAAAATCCCCGTGTGGGACTCTAACTACAAGACCTTTGTCTGAGAAGTTCCCAGGGGTTTCAAACCACTTCTCCCAAGTGCGCTCCTCAGTCAAAGCGGAGTCAGCTCTTGATGTGCCGAACACGACCTTCATTTCGTTAAAGACGTCTTCATCCATTTCTTGATACTTAACGGCGATTTCAGCAGCTTTGTCTTGGGCTATGGCAGCCGCCTGCTTTTCAGCATCGACAACAAGAATCCACCCATCATCGGCTCCACCATTGAGGTCTGCGTTTTGAGCTTCTGGTACGATCGAGCCATCAGGAGCGTCATGAGAGATTGTGATTGTGGGATTTGTGCCATTCCACTCGGTAACGGCCTCATCAAGAGTTTTTACCCCGTCAAAGACAACAAGGGCGAGATTACCCTCTTGATCAGCCTCGCTTGCTGTGAGAGTGAACGCATCATAACCTTCACCCGCAGGGACCACAACAGATGCGGCAACAGCCTCTTGCTCTTGAGCCGCCAGAGCTCTCTCATCCATACCCTCTGGAATAGCCTTCCAAAGTACTATGAGACGATTTCCAAAATCAGTCGGATTGCTTCGGTAGGCCTCTTCTATGTTTTCATAGTCACCAATTTTATTGATCTCCCCACGCTTTCCGTAGGCAGCATCTTGGATGTGAATAGCGGCAAATTTCATGTGTCCTCCTGATAGCCTATTTCATCAGATTTCTTCGTTTATGACAAAAGGAAAGTCCTGGCCGTAACTGTTCCAAGACGATCCCGCATTAGTTGTAAACCTCCCATCTCCATCTGGATAGGGATTTGAGGTGTTCCCTCTCGTTCTGAGCTGGAATCCTCCGGCACTTGTAAATCCTGTAGGCCTCCATACAAACCAATATTGAGTGCCAGATGTCACAGGAATTGGAGCATCGGCTTGGTACCTTATGAGAAAATTTGGCACAGAGTTAGGAATTTGGGCCACAGGGATAGTGAAAGTCCCGATCGCCACACCATCAGGGTTCCCTCCGGAGTCTCCCTGGATTTCTATCACCGCATCTCCAGTGATGCCTGAGTCTTTATACATCTGTAGATCCATGGAGCCAATATTTCCTGATTGATCTGGAATGAAGCCCATGGCGGCAAAGAAATTGGGGTTATTGTCTTGTACAATGCTTGCACCCACGTTTGTGGTGCTGTCGTTAACAGCTAAGAAATTCGCAACAGGTGTGTTCACCAGGTTCTCTATGAGCATGTTCTCCATAGCCCCATCAGAAAGCCCCTGCTCATCAATAATATTGGGAAAGGTGCCATTCATCCTCCACCAGCTTACTAGGTCACCCGCAGCAGTTGTAGGGAGGGTTTGAAGATCTAATGGAAGTCCATTATTGTACATCTCAAGGATTTCGGCTGGAGATAAGACCTTGCTATGGTAGCTGACTTCATCAAGAAAGCCGATAACATGGTTAAAACTAGATCCGTTGCCATTATTTAGGCAAGTGCCAAAACTCAAATCCACGCTGGTATTGAACATGGTATTGACGGTGTCGTCCTGGACGATATTTAGAGCAGGCCCCGTGACCTCAACCCCATCGACGTAGCACTTAAGGTCATTGGCTGCAAACGTGAACCCTATGAAGTGCCACCTGTTATCATTTAGACCTAAGCCAGAGCTTTGGTAGTCTTTAAACCCAGAAGTCCCTCCTGTTGCGGAGACAATAAACCGGGCCTCAGAGTTCTCTATTCCAATGGCCCATTTTCTTTGATTCGGGCCAAAGTCGAAGTGGTTAATCCAGAGCCTTGTTGCCACAGCTTGGTCCGTTCTTATCCACCCAAAAACAGAGATATCTGCGACTGCAGAGTAGGCTGCATTGTAAGGAACGCGTACAAATTCAGGACTCCCCTCAAAAAAGATGGCCTGGTTATTGGCTACTGGCCCAACTACAACGGCACTTTGGATCTCGGGAGTCGTCGAGCTCTCTACAGGTAGACCAGGAGTGTCGCCGCTTAGAGCAACAGGTGTGACTTCAAAGGTTAAGAATTTGCCTACGTCCTCGGCTCTCGCCTCATAGGTAACTTCATCTGCGGGAACTAACGGCACAAGAGCTCTGGGGATTTCAGAAGAGAAGTCTGAGGTGTGCTGTACGGTCGAAAAGAGCTGCAAGTCATCAAAAGACCCGTCAATAGGTGAGCCTGTTGAGCCAGAGCCCAGCCTTATGATCCCTGCTGCTGCTGTATCGACTTGCGCCCCAGAAAAAGGACCAGTGAGCGAGTTTCCAACTTTTATGCCATCAACGTAGAGCTCTACCAAGTTACCAGGGATATCATAGTTCAGCTCCCACTCTTGGTACACACCACTCACGCCAGTGACAGTACCCCCAAAGGAGTCGAATACTATGACCCCGTTGGTATTATTTGAAATGTATACAACAACGCCACCTGTATTTTTCCAGTCTATGTAAATAGAGTTGCCTAAGCTAGGTGACAAGAGTGTTTGGTGATAGAGAAGATTGAATCCATTTGGGGGGAACCCGTTGAAGTTGGGCGCAAACTTAAATCGGATTGTACCCACATTTAAATTGTAATTGTCTTGCTTATCAAAGTCTAAAGCTGCACCGGAAGACCCTGTAACAAAAGCACCTCCTGATATGGAGCCGCCCGAACCGCTTATGGTTCCTGTATTTGATCCCGTAGATATGTTTGCATTTTGACTATCAAACTCAGACCTGAAGCTCTCATTAGGTTGCTGAGGCAGAGGTCCTGCGCCAGGCACAAATATCTGAGTCTTGTTGGTCCCGAAAATATCATCAAGCCTGTACCAAACGTACTGGCTACTGCCCTCTGGGTCACCATTACTGTCAAAATAATCATAATTGCCCGTAAGGACTTCCCCTTCTTGGGGCGTTCCTGTGATGTTTACATTTGTAACGAAGGGTACTTCCTCTAGAGGGGTGACCTCAACTAAGTCACTCTCCACCGGCACTCCCACAGGATCACCCGTCAGCGCAACTGGTGTAACCTCAAAAGAAATGAACTTATTAAGGTCAATTGGCAAAATTGCATAAGTGGTAGAAGTTTCCCCTGCAATCTCAGTTTTGTTAGTCCCAAGCGCATCATCTGATCTGTACCACTTAAAAGTCGTCGCCCCCTCAAGGTCTCCGTTCACATCTCCGTAAAGGTAATTCCCTGTGAGGGTTTCATTTGGTTCTGCCGCTCCAGATATAGCGACACCAACAACAAATGGTGGGGCTTCAGCAGGAGGTGTAAAGCTCTGTCCTAAGTAATTAAAGGAGGCAACACCGTTTCGGTTATCAAAGTTTGCTTTAGAGAAAAATTGATTGCTTTGGTCCTGGTCGAAGTAAAGAGCCTCAAACACCTCTCTTAAAACTTCTGCTAGATCTCTGAGCTTCCCCTCTTCAATTATAAGGCTTTCAACGGGAGTCCCATCAGGCTCCCTAAACTCAACGATCACATCCCCATTAGATCTTGACCATGCTTGCTGGTAATTCACAAGAGCTCTTAGATCAATGGTTGCTGGAGGTTGCGCTGCGGACGAAACGACAATCTCTCTGAATTCTGTATTCCCGGTGTTATCCCGGTCATCCCAATTTGTGATGTGGCCCACGACCTGAGCGAAGTCCTGATCTCTTTCAACAATTTTTGCTAGACGAAAAAACTTTTGAAAAAAATCAACACACCGAACACCGTTAACAATGATGTCCCCGAACTCTTCTTCGGAGTCATTAAAAAAGACAACACGCACACTCTGATCTTCTTCTGAGATCTCCCATGTGTGCCTTATGTTTTGCTGACCCCTAAGATCTATCATCGTTCGGACCTAGGTTTTGTTAAGATAAAAGTAGTGATGATGTATTTGCTGTTACTGATAGGTGGTAAGCCCTGATGGACGTGCGTCCAATATGGAGCGAACATTAAAAGCTTTCCGGTTTGCGCTTTCACACGGACACCGAGCTCTGGGAAGTCTGTTTCTCCGCCTTTTTCAACGTCGTTGAGGTACCAGATCAGTGCGAGTATACGGTCTAATCCACCATAAATGCTACCATCGATATGAGGGGCATAGTAGTCATCAGATTTGTATTTCTGCATCTGATAGCCCGTATCGGATACACTTTCCATGAATATAGGGCTCTTGTGGTGCATATGTTGAAGTGCTTGGCCTGTTGACTCAAAAATGGTTTTATCAATATCAGCCCACTCTTTATGATCAGATATCCTCAAGTCGGTACACTTTTTTTTAGGATCAATCTTACCAGTCCATGTGACCCCCGGGGCTTTTCTATCATCAGACTCAAAACGATCTATGGCCTGCTGGCAAAAATCAGCAGATAAAGCATTTTCTATCTCATAAATAAATGGCCCCACTTCTCTCATCATAAGTCTATCTTTATGAAATTATTTACCGTGATGTTCCTCATCCTAGTTTCGTTTGTACCAGAGGTACCAGTGGCACCGACGACTCCGTGGGTGTGATTACCACTATTGCCCAAAGATGTGAATGCACCTGAGTTGTGGAAGTTATTGCCGTTATTCATACCAAAGAGAGCGGACGTACTCCCCACACGAGCGCCCCCGTGGTTGTGGTTACCTCCTGCGCCAGCTGAGAGACCTCCCGACCCGTGAGTATGGCTTTCATTCCCAAAAGACTGAAAAGTACCAAGACCTAGCTCTCCATCTGGATTCTGATTACCATCGACTCGGCCGTTGTTTTTACCGCGAAGAACCATACCCCTCAGATCAGGGATATTGCTGTTTCCAGTTTCCGTTTCGTAGCGAGTTCCTACAGCACTGCGGCCATCAGCGATCACCCAACTTGTGCCGTTTAAAGCCTGAAACTGGCTTTCTGTCAGCATAGATTGAACTATGGCCCCTACAGGGTTTTTATCAGATACTCTTCTTTCTTCGACTTTTGGCAT